CGAACAATCGTTCGGTAAATTCGTGTACCATAATACTTTCCTCCTGTATAATATGTTTGGCGGTCTGCCTTGTTATATTATAATTTGCTGACAGTAGAAAAGCAACTGAACATCAATCGAAAATCGTATTGACATTGATCGTCTGTTTCCGAAGCCTCATAGCTCGTGCTACCAAATCTACCATGCCTGCGTCGCAGTGTCCAATAATGTCGCTGGGGGTATAATCTCTGAAAAATCCGCCGTTATAAAAGTTCCCGGCCAATGCTACGAGTATATTCTCCCCGGAGGACAGCCCCATGTGGAGCATAGGCTCAATATCGAGCCAGTTATGGTGAATGTGTTCCTTTACCCTACTGTAAAGACCGGGTACGCCAGTGATGATGAAAAGGCTTGCGCCGAAGTAGGCGTTTACCGTGTCGTTGTCCCGGTGCGCTCCGGCTCGGTCGATTGCCTCCGCCCATTCCTCTGCATGCCTGTCGTCCGTGAAAATCATGCTTTGCCCTCCTCCCATGAAATCGGCATAAATATGTTGTCGCCCTTGAGCTTGTCTTTGACGTAAACAAATACGCCTTTTCCCATATCCCCAAACAGTCCGTAAACTTTCCAGCCGCAGGCTTTACATTCATACGGGTCTGCCGTAACCTTGCCGCAGGAGGGACAGCGGAATTTCATTTCCCCTATGGCGGCTCTGAAATCTTCCAGCGTATCAAATACTCTCACCTTGCCGCCCTTGATCTCCGGCTGGTTGCAATCCTGATAGTAATTCATGTACCAGTAGTTTCTGTCCTGCTCCCAGCTATTGAGAATATCCTCCCAATTCAGCCCCGTGGCCTCCCCATAGGCTTTCGCCCGGTCGATTACCCACTTGAACTTATCACAATAGCGGTGATCGCACTTGCCTCCGCATTTACAGCAGCCCTCCGGGTGAAGCGTTCCGCCCTTCTCCTCGCAGTCCTTTGTGACGGCTGCCGCCAGTTTCTCATATCCTTTATTCATATCGCTACCTCCTGTCCTATCAAATTCTTCCAACCGTTCCCGGAGCGCCACTCCGTCCAGCGTGGTTTCAATTTCCCAATCCTCCCCAGCTTTCCATGCCGTGAAGCTCTCGCCGGGACGGAGGTGGGGAAAATCCTCCGGGTATGAGGCGTGTCCCTTTGCTTTGGCCGCCTCTCCAGGTATCGTGTTTATGTGGTACATTCCTGCGCCTCCTTATTTTCAAGGTCTGTTCTATGCGTTGCATAGTGGGTAATTAAAGCCCTCAAACCTCCTGCGTCTATCGTGAGGACTTTTGCGCCGCTATCATCATGGCGGAGCCGTGCGCCGTAATGCACCTCTCCCTCTCTCGTTTCATAAGTCAACATTTTAAGGAGCTGATCTGTCTTGTACGGGTCATGCGGTGCGCCCGTGGGAGGGTGCTGCAGCCCCTTGAGGCTGTTTTGGCACTTTATAAGAGCGGCTATCGCCTCCTGTATGTCATGCTGGTAGTAGGCCGGGACCATATCGCGGTAACGATAATTGCAGCTATCCGCCTCCTCTGCAAGCATTGCGATAATCTTATTGTAATCAAACATACCTTTCATGCCTCCTGCAATCTCTTTGTCGGGTTAAACTCCTTGCCATGCCTGTAACCTTGCGCATATGCGTCGCCCGAAATGGATTTCTCTGCCCGTGACCTAAATTCCGCATGGCCGATACGCTCTGCGGCCTCCAAAACTTCCTGCGGCATTACCAGCACAAGCCCCCAGCCCTCCTCATTTTCCTGCTGCTGTTCTTCAAATGCCGCCTCAATCCCAACAACAAAACCGTATCCGTAGCTGTCGCAAAGCCGCTTTACATAGCTGCTGTAATAACACTGGTTTTCTTTCTTGATACGCTCGATCTCCGACAGTATACAATCTACCGCATATTTGAAAATAGCAACGCATACCTCTAAATCATCCTCAAAACCAATGAACCCAATTTGCTGTGTCTGCTCTCCGGGCCTGTGCCTCCTACAGCCCTTGCAGCAATAATTTCCTCCGATAGCTGCAGAAAGGTGAACTACCCACGGGTTTCTCCGCTTGCTGCAGGTAATGTCTGTCCATACCTCTTTGACCACCTGCTTCTCAACGTCTTTAACCTCCGCCTCCATGAGCTTATGCTCCGCCATGAGCTGGCGGGCCTTGAGTAAGGCCGCCTTTGCTTCATGCTCATTCGGGCTTTCTGCCAATGCGAGGAGCTTTTTGATTTTCTCCTTATAATCAGTTGCCATTGTTCCCTGCCCTCCGTTTCTCAATCTCGCCTCTGACGGCCTCAATTTGCCTCTCAAGGCTCGTTTCTGCTCTTGCCTTGTTATCCGTACCGTTCCTAAAGCAATAGCCATTGTGGAGCCACAGGGAGCGTCCTGTACTGTCTTTCCCGTGGTATGTAAATGTAGTGTAAGTATCTCTCCAAATTCCGTCACCGTCCGGCTCGCTGTTGTATGCCTCTCCTGCCTGCACATATCCGCTACGAAACGAGGTAGGCGGTACGCTGTTGGCAAACTCGTCCACAATGTCCTCCGTCACAAGTTCGCCCGGCTTACAGTATTCCTCCCATGAATGGAGGCCGCTCTTATGCCAGCCGTCGAGGGTCTTTACCACCTCTCCCTCAGTGATCTTTTTCCGCTCCGCCTGCAGGTACTCAAGGACTTCGAGCCGCTGCTCCGGCGTGAGCTTTATGTCGTCCCCGTTGCCACAAGGAAAAGCCGTAACGCCAGCAAGGAGCAGGCAAACATTGATTACGCAGGTCGTTATGTAGGTGTTGCCGCCGTCTTTGGTTACATCAAATTCCACGGCCTCATAGCTGTCTTTTGAACCTCTAAGGTATCTATATTGCGCCATACTTACAAATCCCCCTCCCCTTTGAAATAATCTGTTATTCCCTCGTTGCAATCCTCACCAGTGTAAGGATTACAACGAGAACCGTTTTTCACACATCTTCTGCAAGGAGATTTCTCTCGCTTGTATTTTCTAAGGAACTTTATCAGCTCCTCGTCGTTCATACTGCGAATTGTGTCTAATCTACTCATGAATATCCTCCTGCAATCTTTTGATCTCCTCGATTGCCTGCTTTACCGCCCACCTTGCATTATTCGTGAGCTGCCGCTGCCAGCAGCCGTTACGAGGCGACCACTTAAACGCCTGCCGTTTCAAAATGTCCCGTACCTCCGGCTCCGGTTTGCCCTCAAAAAAGAGCTGTAACCGCATTTCCTCCACGTTCTCCTTGATAGTAATGCCAGGGAGGTCTGCTACCTCGTTCTCCGTGGTTTCCCGGCTCTTTTCCTTTTTGAGGTTTTCCAGCCGGCCTTTTACCCTCTTGATATTGGCGTTATTATTGGAAAGAGCGTAAGGTGGAAACGGTATGCCTACATACCAGCCTCTCGTCCAGTTCCCCTCGATCTCCCGGCGCATGTCGTCCGTAAGCTCCTCGCAGCCGTCCAGAGTTTTTTCCTTGCGGTAGTAAGCGTTTACTGCTTTCATGCGCTCCTGCATTTCCGTGATGTCTTTCAGCTTCTCCTCCAACAGCTCAATCGCATTTTCATCGCTGGACAAAATCGGCTGCTCCATAGTGAGCAAGTGCGTGATCTTCTGTGCATATCCCTCAAGATACTGCCATTCCTTGTGTAGGGTGTCCCGGCGGCTGTTCTGCTTTTCTTTTTTCCTCGTCGGGAAGTTGCCGCCGCCGGAAATGAGAATGCTGGGGCAGCTCGCCTCATTCCGATAATAGTCGTTGTAATACTCCGCCAGTTTCCGGCTGTAACGCTCCGCCTTGCCCGTGGCCCGTTCCAGCAGGTTCGGCTTTTCCTCTGCAATCCTGTCTACCACATCATAAACACGGTCTACACAAGACTTGTACTCCGCCGTTGCGCTGCCCTCCACATAATCGCTGAATGAATTTGCGTTTTTGGCCGCCCTTGCCATGCCCTCGTTGATGTGGAAATACTTTCTTTCAATCATTTTTATCCTCGCTTTCTCCCGTCTGCCGGGTATAAAATAAGCGTTTGGGTATGTACTTATCAAGCGGCCTCACACTCTCCGCCGGAGCCGTTTTGTCGGGAGCTGCCTCGCCTTATCGGGTTTCACCTTAAAACCCAAAAACCTGTTGACCGTCATTGAGTGTTTTTCCGGCGTTCTCCACTCTTACCGCCTCCAGCTTTCACATTAAAAACTGACGAAACTTGTTGAACAATACCAAACGCTATGAGGGCTGACCTGCCTCGTCGGGTACGGTAGGTAATCTCCGCACGACCGGGTTTCCCCGGTTTCGGCTATGCTCTCTTTGCCTGATCTACAAACGCCTGCGCCTCCTGCTCGCTCTCAAACCAGTCATTGTATATATCTCTCCGGCTGGTACTCGTAGAGCTGTTTTCCGGCTTGCAGACGGCCTCGACCGTGTTCGTGATATTGGCTACTACCCGGCCCCGGTTATCTACCGAAGTCGTCACGCACCAGTATGTTTTCATGCCTCCCAGCGTAAGCTCGTAGGCCTCCGCCTGCTCTTTCGTGAGCGGATCCCGGTAGTCTATGTAGCCCCAAGCCTCCCGGCCTATCTCCTCGCAAAAGGTCTTTGTATCAAAGTTGTGGATTTCCTCTACGCTCTCCCGGTTCGGGTAGCCGCCAGGCTGTACCGGGCGCATTGTGCTGTAATATCTCATAAGCTCCTCCTTATCTAATCGCTATACCCAAAATTAAGTGTTGAAACACTGCCGTCCGACATGAAACAGTCGCAATAATCCATTCCGCAGTCATGGTATTCTTCACGCTCCACCTCAATAATTTTTCCGGCGTCGTAATCTGACAGTTTTCTTTCCTTTGCCTCCCTCGCCCATTTGGTGTAAATGTAATCTTCACCCCATTGCTTTGCCTGCGCTGCGATATGGTTGTCTAAAATTCTTACAATATCCTCCCGTGCGTACTGCCGTCCCTCTTTTCTCACTTTTCGCCTCCTGCCGGGGTAATCCGCCCCGGCCCGGTTGTGTATTTGCCCCATTTTGCGTCATTAAAGGGTAAAAAAATTTACTTCATTGTTTCGAGCAATCTCTGAATGAGAGTATCGCACTCTGCCAGCCGCTTCTTGCTCTGCCTGTTATCCTGCACTGCCTGCCGGAACTCTGCGCTATCCGGGTTGTCTGCCAGCTCTACAATTCTCTGTGCCGAGCTATCCGCCAAATCGGCTGCCTCAAATTTGCTATGGGAAAGAATTGCCTTGATTGCTCCGGCCTCTGCGGTAGTTAATGTCTTTGCCCTGAGCTTGTCCCTTTCGACGGTAAGCTCATAAATGACTGCCTTGCGGTTATCTACCTCAATTTCCAGTGCCTCTACCTCTTTCTGCGCCGCCTCTGCCCTCTGTTTCATGCTGCAGGCGAAATCGTTGTAAATGTTCTCCTCCGCAATCTCGAAACATCCCTCAAAGGCCGTCCCGACGTAGCTGTTTTCTCCAAGCTCCTCTACAATTTTTCTGATCTTCTCTAACGCCTTACGCTCCTGCTCTTTCGTCGTCATGCTCATTTCCTCCTTTTAACAATGAAGCGGATTTTCCCAATAACTATTTCCGCTCTGCCTGTCCTGCCATTTCTCCCAAAGTGAAATGAATGATTTCGGAACTTTGTTAAGCCACTCCTCCGGCAATCCCCCTAAGTTGTAAGCTAACGTGATGTCGTTCATTTCCGAAAACAGCGCCCATGTCCCAACTACCTGCCCATGTCCGTTTATCATAACCTGTGCATTCATGCCGTCCCTGTCTAAAATCTTCTGAACTTTCATAAGGCTCCTTTCATGCCCCGTTTCAGGTAATTTGCTTTGTTCCTTGCTTGATTGTGATTTCATTATAGCCCCTATTTGGGGCATTGTCAACCAAAATCAAAAAGTTTTTTCTAAAATCGTCACGTTTTGGGGCATTTTGTTGACTGTGCTGTACTTCATATAGCAGATAAGCATGAAATTGTGGACTTTACCCCATTCCGGGTAAAAAAATAAAGCCCCTCCCACAGATTTCTCCATGAGAGGGGCTGTCGTCCTCCGTTTAGGTGGCCTTGTCCCGGCGGACTTCCATAAATCATAAATTCATATCCCGATATTTGAGCGGCCTTTACTCCGCCTGTTCTTCCTTTGTTCCGGCTCCTGCGTCGAGCTGGTTAATTGCCGTCTGCAGGTAAGAGGCCGCCGTAGCTGCCGCCGTGGAAGCTGCTACCGCCGTTGCGTCGGTTGCGCTCTCCTGCACGGGCAGCGAAATAAGAGCCGGGGCCTCGTTCTTCTGTTTGCGCACCTCTGCCTCAATCTTATTGGCGAGGTATTCCTTTACGTCGCCGTATGCGTCCTCAATGAAATCCGTGGCCGCTGGGCTGATTGAGGCAATACAAGTGGCGAGGGCTTTCTGCGCTGCCTCCTCCTGCGCCTCTTTGGTGAATTTACCTGCCTGCTTTAATGCGTCCACATAGGTCTGACTGGTGGCCGATACTGCGTCTGAAATTGCGTCTGCGATCTCTTTGATATAGCCCTGCCTCTTGGTGTCCTCGGTATTCGCTATGGCCCGCTCCTTTGCCTTATTGATATAGCCTACGGCATAGGTGGTAAGTACCGGGACGGCTGCGGTGATAACCGCCAGTAACAAATCTAACAGCAATTCTTTCATATGTGCGTCCTCCTCTTAGTTGGGGAGCTTCAAAACCTGTCCAGGGTGAATGGTATCACTGGAAAGGTTATTGAGGCTCTTGATCTCCGGGTATCTGTTTCCGTTTCCGAGCTGTTTCTGTGCGATAGCCCAAAGGCTGTCGCCGCCCTTTACGGTGTATGTCCTGCTGTCCGCCGCTGCTCCGCCGCCAATGTCGGCAGCGTCTACCCAGCCGTATACGGTACTGCCGCCTCCGCTGACTGCTACAAGGTGGTAAGGGTGCTTGCTCTTTCCGGGCTGGTAAATCTGCGTGATCTTTGCCGGGCCGGGCTTGCAGGCCGGGCCGCTGGCTGCGTTTGCGCTGGTATAATGTCTGCTGCCCGTGAAATTCACCACGTCGCCTACCTTGAGGCCGCTGGCTGCCGGGGTAGAGGGCTGCGGCTGTGCCGGAGCCGGGGCTGCTGTGCTGCTGCCGCCCATTTTTCTCGCAATACCGTCAAAATCCGGGCAGATAAATCCACGGATATACTTGCCGTTTACCTGCATGGTTCGGGTTCCGACTTTCCCTCCGTTCATATTGCCCTCTGTTACGGTAAAAGAGCTGGCTCCATTCACCTGCGTAACAATGCCGATATGATCGCTGTAGCCTCTATTGTCGCCCACTCCGTTGTCGTCCCAATCGTATACAACAGCCTCTCCTAATTTCGGAGCATGAGCGTCGTTCTCCTCAAAAATCCCTTTGGCCTGCGCAACATTCACAAACTTCTCAACGCCGCACTCTGTCCCGGTGTACCCGGCAATCCCGGCCTTGATATATGCTGCGCTTACGGTCGTGGCGCAATAAGCGTCATTGACCTGCATTTTATATCCCCTTGCCAGCGGCTTATGGTCGTTGTAGGTAGAAAGGATTTCAAGGTGCTTTGCGCTGCCCTTTGTCGCCCCAATCCACCCATTGATGATATTGCATACCTGCTGGCGGAGTTCATTCCCTGTCATAGTATTACCTCCGTTTCCTGGCTTGCTGGCGGCTCCGGCGTATCTGTCATAATACGTCTGGCCGTAGCTGGCCCTCTTTTTCTTTACTGCTTCACTCTGATCTGCCGGGCGTTCAAAATTGAGGAGTACGCTGTCGCTGGCTGCCTTTACGCTGGCCGTCGTCTTGAGGACTGCCAGCACGGTCTTGTACCCCTCGGAAAGCTCCTCAAATAAAAAATCGAGCTGCATTTCCAAGTCCCCTATGGACTTGCCTGCCGCCCGTGCAAACTCAAGCATATTCTGTTTCCGGCTCCAATACGTCCACTGTGCGAGGCCGTAGCCTGCGCTGTCCCGGATGAAATTGCTGTAAGAGCCATTGTCTACGGCAGCCGTATAGCTGTCGTCTGTGTGTCCCAGCTTTTTCTCATAGCTGTTCTGCAAATTCTTCGGATTGAGTGCGCTCTCTGCGTAAAGATTACCAATAAGGCCCGCCGCTCCTGCGCTGCTCATTCCTTTACTAATGAGAAAGTTCCAAATGCGCTCCTCATTGTTCTTTCCTGTAAGTCCCATAGTACCTCCTTACATATCATTACGAGGCCGCTCCTGCGCCTCCTGCTTCGCTTCCTGCCTGTCCTCCTGCTCCCACTTGCGCTCTTTGTTGCGGTCTTTCGTGGTCTTTATCCAGCCCATTATGCCGCACTCTCCGCCGAGGGTAGCAAACACACAGGTAACAAGGGTGTCCGGCACTGCGCCGTACTCCTGGAAAATCTGTATCATGGCAACCGTGAACGCCAGAAGGGAAATCCCTACGATTACTAAAATCACGTCCATAGCGCCGATCTTTTTCTTTTTCCGGGAGGGCCTCTTGCGTCTGCGCCTGTATTCATGTTCCATGCCCTGCCTCCTAAATTCCTATCCGGGTTAAAATGAAAGTCAAAACACCTCCGACAATAGCGGTGATAGCGTACTTGATAACCGTGCGCCACATATCGCCGTCCCGGTTTTCCAGCTTTTTCAGCCTCTCGCTGATCTCCGACTGCTCCTTGAGGATATTGTTGACACTCAAATTCAGCCGCTCAATGGTCGCCGTAAGTGTGGTAAGCTGCTGTGAAATAATCTGCTGCATATTACTTTCCAGCAATTCCAGCCGCTTGTTCTGCCTGTTATTTTCCTCCTCAATTCGTTTGTTTTCGGCTTGCATAAAGTCGCTGAATGCCTCATGCTCTGCTCTCGTGATCGCTCCGTCCATCTGCCTGCCCTCCTTTCCCGTATGCGTATTCAATGTAAATAGCATTGAGCTTCTTTCGTAGCCCATAGCTGTTACAATGCTCTAAAATCCCGTTGTAAGAGGCCGCCGTCCTTTCCAACTCCTCCTTGCTCATATTCCCGGCGGCTACCGCCTCGCAAATCCGCTTGACGTTCCGTATCATTCTCCGGGCTGTCTGCTTCTTGAGCTTGCGGTGTGTCGCCCAAATGGTAAAGCCAACAAAATCAACGCCAGTATAAACCGGGCGTATGGCTGTCTTTTTGTTGAGGTCGAGGTGTAGAAAGTCTTTCAAAAATTCCTCTACAACGGTCTTGATCTCTGCCAGCTCCGCCTTGCTGTCCGAAAGGATAATCACGTCATCCATGTACCGGATATAGTAATGGAGCCGTAACTCGTGCTTGCAAAGCTGGTCTAATTCGTTGAGGTATATGTTCGCAAAAAGCTGTGACGTGAGATTGCCAATCGGCATACCCACGTCACATAACCACATATCCTCCGTACATTCGTCCGGGCTTAATCCTGCCGGAAGCCCGAAGCGAGTGTCCTCGCTGTTTATAATTTCTGAAAGAAGCTGCATGAGCCGGAGGTCTTTTATCCTCCGGCCCAAAATCTCCAACAATACAGAGTGGTCTACCCTGTAAAAATATTTGCTGATGTCCAGCTTCAGATAATACCATTTGCCAGGCTTGCGGCTGACCTGCCGTAACCAATACTGTAATCGGTCTGCCGCCCGGTGTGTCCCCTTGCCTCGCCTGCAGGCGTAGCTGTCCTCGATAAAGGTCTTGTCATAAAAGGGATATAACTGTTTGTATATCGCCCACTGCACTACCCTATCCCGGTACTGCAACGCCATGACGAGGCGGAGTTTTGGCTCTCTGACGTAAAACGGCCTGTATGCTCCTACCTTGTAGCTCTGCCAAATCAGCTCGTTTTGAAGCTCAATAAGGTTTTCTTCCAGCCTGTCCGTGAACAATAAAACGTCGTCCCGGTACCGCTTGCCTTTTCTTGCCTCAATATGTGACTGGTAAAGCTCCTCGTATTCGCAAATCGTGTCGTAAACGTCGTCGAGTATCACCATGCCCGGTACTGCGTCTGATACAAATTCGCTCATACCAAACTCCTCCATTTCCGCCGTGCGTGACGTTTCCGCCTCGCCCCGTGTTTCTGTGTGGGACGTTTTCACGGCAATATAATCTTTTCCTTTGGCCTGTCCTGACCGCAGGAGGGAAGCCGACCCCTTTGGTGCTATGCTCCGTGCGCAATCCCTTGAGATATGCGCCCAATCTCCGGCATAGCAGCAGAGCGGAGCGGAAGCCAATGTTGTGGTTCACATTCGCACGAGAGTTGTTGAGGTTCGTATAGAACACCCCAGCATTCGCACCGTTGTTCCAGTTGCCACCACGAATCGGGAAACGCTATCCGGCCTGCTCCCCAAATTTCTTTATTGCTTTGCGTACTTCATATATCCGCCGATAATGCGGCCGATCTCGCTTAACAGTCCGCTCCAATATTCATACTTCTTAAAGGGCAACGGCGGAGCTACGTTCTGCCCGTAATAATCCTTGTCCTGCGCCAGCCTTATCAAGTGCCGTAGCACGTCCAGCTCAATGTCAAGGTCTTGGAGCGTCGTTTTCTTGTAGTATTTCTTCTCAATGATAATCGAGAGCCGATACATTTCGAGCATTGACCGCCGTATCTCGTCCGCTGTCTGACGTTCTCTGCGTGGGAAGTTCGCTACGGCCTGCTTGCCGTATTTCATCATGTCGGCAATCTTTTCCTTGAGTATGAAACTCGTCGTTTCTTTGGAATAATTTTTCACGTCGTTTGCCATAGCCTCTGCTCCTCCGCTTCAAAAAGTGCAAGGGAGGGCTATCGCCCTCCCCCTCAGTTCTGCGGCGTTCAGTTTACAGTTCGCCATAAAAAGCGGAGCGGAAGCCAAGGCTGTGGTACACATACGCACGAGAGTAGTTGAGGGCCGTATAGAACACCCCAGCATACGCACCGTTGCCCCAGCCGCCACCACGAACCGGCAAACGCTCCTCCGCCGTGTTGTTTACCCAAAAATAATCGCCCTCATAGCCGCTTGTGTCCGCCGGGAAAAGAGCCAGTTCCTTGATGATCTGCGGAGCCGTTACGCCGCTGGCCGCCACGGTACTCTCGAATGTTGCGCCTGCGCCTGTTCCCTCGTTCTCGTTCCCTACCCGGTTCGTAACAGAGGTAGACAGCGTGACCTTGTTACCGACAAAATCCAGCTTGAGCGTCCCGGCTGTCCCCGGTGCTACGAGGCTACCGTCTGCCTTGATCGCTTTCCACTCGCTGCTGCCCTTGCTCATGTCGCACGTCGCCCTCATGCAGTTCGCATAGGGAATAATCTGAATTTCTCCGTTTACAAGCCTCATGCCTGCGCACCAGTCCCACACGTTCCCGTTGAGGTCTGCAATCCCAAAGGGCGTATGATCGTGATACCACGTAGCCGGGCCGCTGCCCGTGGCCGTGCGTCCGTTGTACTCTTTCCCGCTGTCGGTATATTTGTAGGTTACTACGCCTCTCTCATGGGTATAGGTAACGTCCCGGCCATAATTGTTGTTTCCGTGGGGCATAGTTCCGTTTTTCTTGCACCAAAGGGCAATAGCGCCCCAAAGAGAGAACGGCATAAGCCCCCAGCCCTCGCCTTTCTGCTTACAAGCGTCCTGCGCCGCCTGCCAGTTGAGGCTCGCTTTCGGATCCTGCATGGGCAGGGAGTAGGCCCGGCTGTTCACAATGATGTTGTGGTATTTGGAAATCGCTACCTTTTCCTTTTCCACGCCGTCCAAAATGAACGCCGGGTGTACGGTTTCCGCTGCCCCGGAAATAAGAGCATTGGAAATCATTTTCGGCAGGATAACCATAATCGACGGCATACCGAGATCGTCAAAAAGCACCGTATTCTTTCCGCCGGAAAGAGCCTCTACCGCCAGTTTCATATCGTCAAAATTATTCATCACTTACTCCTCCATTCCCCAAAGGTAAATTGTGCAGTTATCAATATCAAACGGTACGGGCGTTCTCACAATGATCGTCCGCTGGGTCGCTCCCATTCCCATACCCTCGCCCGTGTCCTCTGCCTCCGGGTCATAGGCCGGGTTCTCCTGCTCCTCCTCGTCGTACTGTCTTGCCGGGATTTCCACCTGCGCCACATACTTGAGGCCTGCCGCCGTCCCCATAGTGAGATTGCCCTCGCTGTCAGTGCATACATCAATAAGCACTTTCTCGTCCCTCTCCCGGTTCTTGAGGTTCACGGAAAGATCGTCGTCGCCAAAGATAATGCTCTTTGACGTGGTTTCGTACTCAACGTGCCTGCCAGGTGTCTTGATTACTTCATTCATCTGCTTTTCTCCTCCATTTGTTTCAGATTGTTGTAGGCCTCACTGGAACGGGCTGCGACAATCTCCGCCGCCTCCCTCTGCTCCCTGTTGGCCGGGTTTACACCAAAAGAGCGCATTACCCTGTCCTCGTAGGCTCTGCGCTCGTCTGATTTGATGATTATGTTTGCCATAGATTACTTCCCTCCCTGCACATAGCACTTCACTTTCACGCTGCTTGCGCTGCCCGTGTAGGAAATCTTGAAGCCGTTGAGCATTTTGTCAGTGATAACAATATCCCCAACAAAACCGTCTGCCGCCTCCGCCTCCACGGTGATCGTGTAGTCCTTATTGTTCCGGGGGTTGCTGTCGTCCAGCGGCAACGTCGCCCCGCTGTCGTTAAACGGGTATTTCCTGCTGTTGGTGAGTGTTGCCTCAATGATCTGTCCCTCAAGGGCCTCCGTCTTTGTCTGCAAAAAGCCAATCAGACGCAACGCCTCAATGCCCGTAATGTTGGCGGCAAGTATGCCCTGTTCCATGTTGTTGAAATTGAACGCCGACATATTTGTTCCCTGCTGGATAATCTTCCCTGCAGGTATGAGGGTGATCGTGCCGTCGCCGTTCTCCCTTACGGTAAAAGTCTTGTCCGGCGTTACGGCGTGGTCTTTCCAAAAAAGTACACTATACATTTCCCTTTCACCTCCTTACTCTGTGCTATCAATCTCGTAGAGAGGAAACTCCCAAAGGGTGATTACTCCCTGCGTAGCCAGCTTCTTAATGCTCTCGGAAATCTGCCCGGCCACTTCTCCGCTGGTGTCCAGCAGCCGGACGCTCGTGATCGTGAGGTCTGCGCTGTCCGTCGTGGTGCTAAGGATTTTCAGCGTGTCGCCCTCAATGCTCTTTTCAGTGATAACAGCGTCGTACCACTCGTCGCCTGCGGAATACTGGATTTTGTAAATACTGTTCAGCCATTCCCTACGCCGTTTGTTAAGGAAATTCTCATTCCAAAACTTCATTTTCGCCTCTGCCTCCTAACTTTGTGTGAATGTTGTCCCACAAGGGGTATAATCAACGCTGCACTCGGTAGCTGTCGCTCCTGCGCCTGCGTCAATCACTTTGCTATTGCCTGCCGTTGTAATGCCCGGCTCTGCGCCCGTGTGGGCTGTTTCTGCGGACTTTTCGTATTCGGTGGTATAAATCTCTACCTTTTGCGAAATCGCCGTCATTTGGCCTAAATTCTGGGCTATGGCAGCCGCCTCCGGCTTTGTCCCCGTGGCCTCGTATTCTGTCAATGCGTTCTCCCTACGCTCCTTTACCGCCAGCGGCCCGGCGTGGGCTGCGGCAAGTAAAACCGTGTCCGGCTTCGTCCCGGTGATCTCGTAGTCCGTAACGCTGTTTTCGTGTCCGGCCTCCACTCCCAGGGCGGCTCTGACCGCCTCCCCCAAAAAGGCCGTGCCGGGGTGCTTTCCTGTCTGCTGGTGTTCCCCGGCCTCCTCATATCGGAACACACTGCTCTCATGCTCCTGCGCCGTCGCCACGTCCCATGTAAGGTACTGCCCCTGCGTGGTTGTTTCCGGGTACGTTCCGGCCAGCTCGTTCTCCTCGTCGGCGTTTTTGTAGGTAATCCGGGTATTGCTGTGTTCCTGCTGCGTTACCATGTCCCTCAAAACAGATATGCCGAGGAGGGCCGTGTCCGGCTTCGTGCCGCAAAGGTCATAGCCGTACCTGTAATATTTCCTCCTGCGACCAACCACCACCGGGAAACGGTAAACCAGCTCCGGCCTGTATGCGATATGCGCCGGGAGCTTTTTTGACAGCAACATTAAAATATCGCTCATGTAGATCGTTTCGTTGCCGCTGCGCTGGAAGTCGATAAAGAGCATATTGTTCCCCTCGTCGTCGAAAGGTTCAAACCTGCAATCCACCGGGGCATTGGTGTAGGCTCCAATCATCTGTTTAATGAGCGTCGCTGAAATCTTCCCAAAGCCAACAAAATAGGACTTCACAAGCCGCCTGCGCTCCTCAAGAGTGCGGTTTCTGTTCAGCCCTATCTCTAAAAATCTTTCCAGTTTTGCTATGGTCGCCTCGTCTGCGTAATCTATGAAGCCGTTGAGGTACGCCTGCTCAATGTTATCCTCCATGCCGTCGGCTATCCTGCCGTGGGCCTTGAGGATTTCCACCATTTCAAACACGTCCCGGTAAAACCGGGGGTAATAGGTTATCAGTTCCTCGTAGTTGCTGGTGTAATATTTGTCGTAGAATTTCACAAAATATCCACCTCCCCGATAATAGGTACGCCGTCCTCTCCGGGTGTGATGTTTACCGCCGCTCCGTTGAGCCTCAAGTCGCTGTAATCAAGAATCGTCTGCAATCCGCTCAAAATCGCCCCAACAGCCGACACTCTGACAACAATATCCGTTGCCTCCGCCGTGTCCAGTACCAGCTCCTTGAAGTATTCCTCAATAGCCTCCTCTGCGTCCTGCCTCGCTGCGTCCTTTGTGGCTCCGCTCGCCAGTTCTGCCGTAAAGCTCACATTGACCGTGAGAGGGATTGCGCCCGTCGCCGTGAAATGCGCTCCGAGGTTCGCCACTCCCTCCCCCAGCCCGTCCCCTACCGTGTACGTCCTGCCGTCTACCGTGGCCGTGTAGCCCCTTGTCGCCGGGTCAATATAGTTTTGTACCTCCTCCACCTTTCCGGGGCCGCACGGCTGCCCTGTGCCGTCTATGAGTACCGCCTTGACGGTATTTGGCCCGTTCCAAAGTGGAAATATCCTCGCCCGGCCTACCCCGTCAATGCTTTCGCACCACGTTTTGTAATGCTGCTTATTCCCATTCTCCGCCGGGCCTGCAATCTTCTCCTGCACACGGGTGCGGAGGCTCTCGTCCTCCTCTGCGTCGCTGCCGTTCTCGTAAAGCGCACCAAACTCCGCCGAAACCAGCCCCTCAATATTGTTTACCGGGACGGCTGGCGTTCCCTTGTAAATATCGTTGCTGCCGCTGCCTGCTGCCTCTGCCTCAAGATAATAAATCGGCTGGCCGTTCTCCTCCCCCTCCCGGAGGACGAAATACCGCCCGTCGTTGTAAAACCGCTCCCCGGTCTGCGGCATAACTCCCTCAAAGGTAACGAGGTACTTCGCCCGTGTTGGTGCAAGCCTCGTAATGCCATATTCCCCGGCTCTCGTGTCCAGCGCCTCCCCGGTGGCTGAAACCACGCTTACCATTTCCACAACGAGGTCAAGATCGGTGTAGAGCTTTGCGACTTTCAGTAAAATGCCGGAAACTGCGTCATAAAAAATACTCCCCTGCCGTGTGTCAATGTCCTCCGGCGCATTGTTCAGCACGTCCTCCAAAAGCCGCTCATAAGTAAAATCCTCAAACACTCTAAATCACCTCCTCAATCTCTGTTTCTCCAAATATCGTGTCCGCCCGGAAAAACACATAGGCCCTGTCCTCTCTGAACTCAAAATTGAAATCATAAATTGACAGTATGCGTGTGTCCGGGCGCAGTGCGTCCTTGATGAAGCCCTCCGTCACGGCCTCAATATACTCTTTGCTTGCGTCCTTTGCTATGATCGCCTCCTCTACCTCGCTGCCGTACTGGTTATCGTAAATAAGGCATTTGAAACGTGGCGTAATAATCGCCTTGCGGATAGCTTGGTTTACTGCCTCCAACTTATCTACCCGGCCAACAATCCGCCCGTTTTCTAGGTCGAGGCGGTATGTCAATGACGGCTGCTCCTCCGCCTCCGTGACCGTATCTATCGGGATAGGAATAAAAACCTCCGCCATGATTACCCCTCCGTTCTGTCCAGCAAATAATACTGTTTGCCGTGGTTGAAAGAAAGGACGTGAACTTTCTCCCCGACTTTCAGTGCATTATGTACTGTAATGCTACCGTTCAGCGTAAAATCTGTGAGCCGGCTGCCGTCTGATGTAGGCCCGTCTACGCTACCCGTTCCCTTTGTGATGGTGCAGTCTGCCGTGTAATCTGTTAAATGCCTCGGAATGTAGGTAATGTTCGGCCCGATTGTCAGCTTATCATCATTGACAATCTGTATTTTCAGAGGGCTTGCGGACTTTACAATCCCCTGCAAAACCTCCACGCCGTCCCCTGCCATTCCTTGAAAAAGTTGCTTGAGGCTTGTTTTTTCGGTTTCTTCTGCCATATCCGCTCCTCCTAACTGAATGTACCGTCGTCTACCCAGCCATATACCCTCGTGCTGCTGTCCGTGTGAATAAGGTGCCACGGGTGCTTTGCGCCTTTGGCTATCAATGTTATCTTTGCCGGGCCTGCTGCGCATGGCGATCCTGTCGGGTTGCTGGCTACGCTGCTTACATAATGGGGACCGCCATTGAACTGAACCACGTCGCCTACCTTGTAATCCTTGCCGCCTCCACTGTCCCCTCCGCCCTTTCCTGCTTTCGCAAGGTCGTTGGCATAGTTGAGCTTCAGCGACATGGTGTGCAGATTATCCTTAAATGTGTGTGTGTCGCTGTCTACATAGAACGTCCTGGAAAGTTCCAGCTCCGGGATAATGATATAAACACCAATCCCGGAAATAACATCACTTATCCCCATTGCCTCCACGTCCAGCGTCCGCTCCGGCGTACTCTTTTCGTCGAGTATGCTCTCAATGAGGTCATTGATCTGCGCCGAAGTGAGGCTTTCGTCCGGTTTGTCTATCTCTTGAAATACGCCAATCTTCTCCTCCAGTCCGGCATTGGCCTTTTCCGCCAGCGTCGTTCCCTCTTTTGATACCATTTTTACCCGTGTCTTGATTTTCTCAATGCTCCTCGTATAGGTGTAATTAGAGAGGTTCTGTCCTACCTCAATTACCCACTGCATGATGTTCTCTCGCCTCGTGAGGAGGCTCAATTTCCCCTTTGCGCTTGAAACATAATGCCTTATACCAGTAGCGTCAAAATCAAGGCTCAAAGCGTCCGCAATCGTGTCAAATGCTGTCGTCTTTGGTTTTGTCAGCTCCGGGATTTTGTAGGTGCATTCCGCAACCTCCCCCATAGGCAGGCCAAAGCGGGTGCAGCAGTCCCGGAACACGTCGCTGGCTGTCTTATTCTCATAGGTGAATGTGTCCTTATTGTTCGCCAAATAAATGCCGTTGTCGTATGCCTTGAATGTGAGCCTTTTCCGATTGTTCTGTGTCTGCGTCATAATAATGCCCCGGAAAAGCTCCTGCCCGTTGTAATTGAATAGGCACTGGTGTCCCTGCTCCACATCAATCCCGCTCCGGGCGTGTTTATATCCGTCGTCGTCCACCAGCGTTACCGAAAGTGTCCGGGACGAGGAGCCTTTTCTGCCGCTCCACTTAATCTGTTCGACGAGCTGGGTAACGTCGTAGCCCTGCTGGTCGCCTTTGATGATGATTAGGCTTATTCCGTCCGCCATGTCCTCGCCTCCTTATGGTATGGTTAAAACCTGTCCGGGGTAAATCAAATTCGGGTTTCCGCCGATTACTCCCCTGTTTGCGTCGTAAATCTTCGTGTACTGGCTGCCGTTGCCGTAAAACTTTTTGGCGATATTCCATAGGCAGTCGCCACTTACGACGGTATAAGTCTGCGGCTGTACGGTATTATCTACCCTCGGCTCCTCCTTTTTGACCGTCGCCACGGCTTTGGGTATATCCACCTTTACCTGCCGTACCTTGATCTCCCGGTATTCCTTGAGCGTAATGCTGTACTGGTACGTTCCGGGGTCGCCGCCCTCCTCGCTGTATGAAAAATCCTCAATCGTACAGTAGAGGTCTACGCCGCAGGCCGTCGCTATGAAATGTACTGGTTTCTTCCCGGCTTTCCATGAGTTGATTTTCTGTATCAGAGAAAGCGGCTTCTTTATGCTGCTGACCTGCAGGCCGGGAAATTTTGTTGCCGGAAAAAAACTCGAAAAGCTGAATTGCAGAGCCGGGCGGCTCTGTATGATAACAATTTCGCCAAGCCCTGCAATATTCACGCTGTCATTCTTGCTGCCGTTCTTCGTCTTGAAACTTTCCGGGAGGACGGGGAGCTGTATTTTCTCTTTCTCTGCATTGTAAGTCAGCCACATTTGGTACTTAATACTCATACGAATACTCCCCCTCCTCATAAATTTCGCCCTGGATAATGTTCATCAGTACGGGCTTGAGGTGTTCATAAAGGACTTCAAGGATTGTTTGTTTGTCCGCCCCTCCGCCTCCTATCTCGATTGCGCCGCTGCCTGCAATCTCAAGCATTATCCGCCTCACCTGTTCTGTCGCTCCGCCTCCCTCTGATCTGCCCGTTGTTCCTGTATCAGTAAATACCTGTAACGGCTGCTGCTTCTCGTTCAAAGCGGATATGAGCCTGTCGGTTTCCTGCGTCGGGAATACGGTGCTGCCCTGCTCCCCAACAATCAGCTCTGGCCCGTTTTCACCAGCAATAAAATAGTCCGTGCTGTCTGTCGTGCCGTTTGCGTATGCCGCTGCCGGACGTGCCACCAGCTCCGGGCCTTTTTCTCCGGCAAGGAATAGGCTTTCTGCGTTGGTCGTACCGTTCGCATGACCGGGAACGCCGCTGGAATTTACACTGACATTTACACTTGTCTTTGCGGAGGCAAACGCCGCCGAAACTGCGTTCGCTACCTCCTCCGCCGCTGATACGGCGTTGGCTTTTCCGGCTCTGATAGAATTTGCGTAGGCGTTTATCGTCGCCGTTGCGCTTGCTGCGGCCTCGGTATCTAAGTTCATACCCTCCACCGTAGACTGCATTTCCTGTTCGATTTCGTCCATTTGGGAGGAGAAATTGGTTATCCAGTCTGCCGTGGTCGCTGCTATCTCCTCCTGCTTTGCATTGACCTCGCCCACGGTATTCGCAAGAGCCGCCACTGCCTCTGCGTCGCCGTTCTGAATTGCTTCGGTCATGCTTGCAGCAAGCCCGGCGGCCTGTTCGCTGCCGTCCTGCGCATAAGCCATAAGAGCCTCATAATTTTCCTGCGTAATGCCTAACTGCTCGGCGGAAGTGCTTTTCAGCACCTCAATATTCGCAAGATAGTTGTCCCAATAGGCGAGCTGGCTGTCAAGAGCGGCCTGTGCATTTTCAACGGTTGAGTTCACATACTCCTCTGATTTCATGCTGGCCTCGTCGAATAGCCCAAACTGCCCCTCAAAACTCTCAAGAGCGGCGTTGTACGCCTCTCCATAAGCCTCACACAGCTCAATTACCCTGTCTTTTACATTCTCATAAGCGGTGGCCGCTGCGTCCTCCCATGAAACAGTTTCCTCTGCTGCTGCCTGCTCTGCCGCCGAAATATCTTCCCAACCCTGCTCAATCTGTGCAATAGTGGCCTCGTTTTCTGCCTGTGCTGCATTCAGTTCTTCCAGGGCTGCTTGATATGCTTCGAGGTCGTCCCACTCGCCAGCCGTCCAGAAATGTGTCCAGCCGCTCATATCGTCCATTCGAGCCTGCTCAAGATTAACATTTTCCTGCGCCTTTGCAATCTCCTCTGTCAGCTCTGCCCGTTTCTGCAATGCCTCAACATAGGTTTCCTGTGCTTGCGCCTGCCTCTGCTCCTCTGCCTGCTGCTCACAGGCTTTCTTCATGGCCTCCACATAATCCTCGGTACTAAGCGTTGCGCCGTCCATCTGTGCTGCCAAATCCGGGTAAGTTTCGGACAGCCTCTTTGTGATCGCCTCAAGTTCCTTTTCCTGCGCCCCGGTGAGGTCTGCCTGTGAAGCCAAATCCTCGTATTTCTGAATAAGGGCAAGGGAGCCGACTTCGGTATTCTTAATGGCCGTCATGCTGTCGTTGAAGTCACTCGTCACCTGCGAAACACTCTCACAAAGAGCGTCCACCTCTGCGGTAAATTCCTCTAAGGTCTGCCTGTTCGCCTCAAATGCCGCCGAAAGATCGTCCACTTGATATTTGAGCCTTGAAGCCTCCTCCGAGGTTTCGCCGTATTTCTCGCAAGCCTCCTCATACTCTGCATTTAGCTCCTGCAATTCATAATACTGCGTTCGTGTGGTAGCTGTCATGCCTGCGGTTTCGTCCTCCGCCGCACTAAAAGCGTCAGCAAGGAAAAGAACAGCAGCAACTACCGCTGCCACGGCTGCCGCAATAAGGGTAATCGGCCAAATAGCTGCGCTGATCGCCGTCCCTAATGCCGCAACCGCTGGAATGGCCGTAAGAGAGGCAACGGAAACTGCCGCAATCGCCACAACCATAACTCCAAATCCTACGCCGATTGCTGTGATTGCTTTTGTCACTGCCGGGTGTTCATTTAAAAATTCTCCAAATCCTTTTGCAACGCCAGCCATTGCGCTCGAAATGCCTGTAACCGTTGGCTCAATAGCTGCCGTAAATGCTGTCGATATGGAATTGCCTGCCTCTTTCCACTCGTCCCCAAGAGACTTTGCCTCGTCTGTAACTTTCCCCAATGCGTTCTGCATTTTGATTGTTCCGCCCTCTACATTGGAAAGTACAGGCAAAATCCCGGCTTCCAAATCCTCGTACATGGTTCCGAACAAAGCTACCGCCGCCGTATTCTTTTGCATGGGGTCGTCCAAACTGTCGAGCGCTGTTACAACATCAAAAAATGCAGTGCTGGCCGTTTCACCTCCTGCTGCAAACCTTGCCGCCATAACATCAGCGTCCATTCCCAACATTTCAAATGCCTCTGCACTGCTCTCGCTGCCGTCCTTTGCCCTGATATTAAATTCCTTTACAGCGTCACCAACCTTATCAACCGAAAAAACTCCGGCCTCTGCGCCGTCGATTAGACTTGACAAAAATTCCTCCGCTGAAAGACCAAGAGCTGCATAATGGGCTGAATATTCATTCAGCACGTCCAGTAAATCGCCGTTTTTATCTGCTCCGCTCTGTGCGCCTATCGTAATGAGATTGTAAGCCTCCTCTGCGGTAACGCCAAAATTTTTCATCAATGCGCTGGCCGTTCGTGCCGATTCCGAAACTCCGTAGCCGAGAACGTCCTCTAGGGCGATACTTGCTGACGTTGCATTTTCCAGCTCCTCGCCTGCCAGCCCGGTCGCTCTCTTCACTTCTGACATTCCAGCCGCAACGTCTGTCAAATTGTCTGCATGAGAGGAAGAAAATACCCTCGTTGCGCTTTCCATAAGCATATCAAGCTCCCGGCCCGTTGCCCCCGTTGTGGCAATGATGATCTTCTCTGCCTCTGTAAAGCTCTCTGCAAGCTCATAAACCGCCTCGGCAATTTCATAAACCTTTGCAGTAATACCAGCGGCAGCCAAAGCCCCAGCAATGCCCTCAATCGCTCCTACACCGCTTTGTTCGCTGTTCTCCGCCTCATCTGTTGCCTCCTCCGTGGCTCTGGATAATTCTTCTGTTGCCTCGCTTGCCGCTCCGTTTGCTTCTGCCAATTCTTCCGCTGCGTGGGCTGCCCGCTCTGCTGCCGCCTCAAGCTGCGCCAAATCAGTAGTGCCGGAGGCCATAGTCTGATTGTAAGCCTCCATAGCTGCGTCCGCTTCTTCCTGCGCCCTCGAAAGTTCTCTCATGGCCTCCTGCGCCCGTTCCGCTGCGTTTGCCAACTCCGCTTTCGTTTCTGCGGAAACATTTTCATTGTCCGCCAATTCCGATATGGCCGTGTCCGCCTTTTCGATAGCAGTAGTAAGTTCATTTTGAATGTCAGCGGTAGCGTTCATAGCCGTGCTTAAACTGCTTGCCGATTGTTCGCATAGTTCGAGCATTCGCTCCTGCTCCTCCAATGCGTCCGCAGACATAAGCCCCATTTCCACAAGCTCCTCAATGGTATAAATAGCTTCGAGTGCGCTCTGATCGTAGTTTCCGACCGCATCCGTCCAGCGGTTCGTCTGCTCTGCTGCGCTATTTACTGCATTTTCATATTCGCCCAAACTGTCAGAAAGAGTATCAGCAGAGGCAGAGGCATTGTTTGCCGCTGCCTGTATGCTGTCTATACTTGAAGCAACACCATCAGCCGAAGCGGTAACTGACGTGACCGCTCCCGACATTCCGCCAAAGGCTGCGTTAGCTGCTTCACCCGCCTGCTCCCATTGCTCCACCATGCCCTGTCCTCGGTCTGCAATGTTGCCAAGCCTGTCTGACATTTCATCAACAAGTTTGAACCTCGCCAGTAAATCGGCCACTAAATACCACCTCCTTTAATGGTGTCGTGTCTAACAGGGTTCCTATCCTCCTCAAGCTCCGACGCTATGTAGAGTAGCTGCAATCTCCGTGGCATATTGTAAAAATCCTCCATGCGGAGATTATGCCGCTGCCAAAGCACACTCGCCCAATAGCCGTCGCTGCCGGGAGTGCTTACGAGTTTTTTGCGTCAGCCAAGTCCTCCTCGTCACTGATTGTTTCTGCCAGCCCCAATGCCTGCATGACAATCCGGGTAACGTGCTGATACTCGTCTGCATTCGGGAACACTTTGAGCGGCATATCGGTAATGTCAACGCACTTGTAATAATCCATAAGCTCCTTGTCCTTGAGGTTCGGGTACTGTAATGCCTCAACAATCATGTGCCTGGACGCTCTCGCTCCGTCTTTCTCCGTTTTCCAAATAACCTCTCCATTTGCAACAAGCGGATTCCCTTTCTTGTCAGTCGCCATACTGCGTCTGCGGTATGCTTCATTTATGCGGGTGATCTCCTCCTGCGTAAGTTTCTTGATCTCAAACTGAATTACATTCCCCTCCTCGTCCTTGAAATTCTTCGGACCGGGTGCGGTAACAATTTCCGCCTCTGTGCTGCGCATAAAATATTTCAAATCTTTTTTTGCTGACATGATAATTTTCTCCTTTACATGAAATATGGCAGCCCCTCCGTAGAGGGGCTGTCCGTGTCTTTATAAAATATCCTTTGCATTGAATGAAATGCTATCTTCAACGACCTGGCCTCCGCTGTCCAGCATGGTAAGCGGCAAATCCCCGGTAAGGACACAGCCCACACAGGTTACGGTATTTGTACCGTAGGTCTTGTAGTAGTCGCTGTTCTTGTCCTCCATAATGCCCTGTATCGTCATTTCCGGGGTTTCGTGGCTGTTCTTATAGTATGCAATCTTCTCCTCAAGCCACTTTGAGGAGCGGCGGCGTGTGATCGTGCCAGTAATTGCATAGCCCAGCCAACGGCTGCTCGGTGTCAGTTCTCCAAGCTGTCTGCCCGTCCAAACGTCCGGCGTAAATTTGATCTCGCACTTGATACTGTCCGCAATCTCTACACCGTCCAAAAAGACGTGTCCCTCTCGCAGGGAAATGGGTGCATGATTGTACTCCATATGTTATATTCCTCCTCTCTCTTATCTCGTGGTGATCGTGAAGTAGAGCTTTTCTGCGCTGTCTACCGCCTGCAGGCCGATATTGAAATACGTTTCGTCGTCCACACTTGCCTCCCGGTCAACAAGGAAATCCTCGTCGTAGGAAACATTGGTGATCGCTCCCGTGTCCTCGAACTGCCGCAAAATGGTCTTTCCAATCCCCTCCATGATCTCCCAGCCGTCGGAGCTGTTGTCGAACTTGTTGGGCGGGAAATTGAGCTGCACCGCCTCCTGGAATGTGTCGAAAACACGGATAATACGGTTCTTGCGGTAGCTCTTGTCCTTTTTGTCCTTAAAGGAAATAAGGCTGTTGATGTCGTACTCTACCACAATCTCTTTATCGTCGTTGACAGAGAAGAAAAACTCCCCGGCCTTGATCGCTGCGATTGCCTCCTCGTTGCTCTTGAGGCCTACTACCTCCGTCGCTCCGGCGTACTGGTTGTACGTAAGGCTCTGCTTATTGGTCGCTCCTGCTGTCGCCCCGGCTACCCATGCGCAAACCTCCGCCATACTCAACACGTCCCCGTTGAGAGCCACGCTGTTCGTCACATTGATAACTCCCTCATAGTCCATATTCCCGGCGTTCGGGATAACTACCTGTACGCCCCGACCCATGCTGTCGCGCATATACCGCACTTTCGTGAGTGCTGCCTGTTTGACGTTGGCCGCCTCCTCTCCGTCAAACGGGAAAGCAACTGTATTGAACTTCACATTCTCCCATGCGTCGATAAAGTCCGTAATATCAATATTGGCCGCCTCCTCGTCACTACCTCCTGCGAGGTTCTGGCCTGCGGTTTCTCCGAGGCTGCCCTTGCCCGTAAAGGTGATGTAAGGATTATCCAATGCAATCAGCTCCTCAACGGTATTCAGCCCCTCATACTGCGTGACCTTGCTGCCGTCAAGGTGGATAATCACGTCGTACCCTCCGAGAGGGTTAGCGTCCACGGTGACGGTAAGTGCGTTCCCCCGGCTGCCTCCGTACCTTGCCATAGCAGTCAAGGTATTGGTAACTGCGTCCGTGGCCGTCTCCTCGTCTGCCGCCTGCGTTGTCATGGTGATCTCTGCCTGCGCCTTTTTCCCCTCCGTCAAAATGTAGACATATACGGTGGTCGCCCGCTTGAACGCCTCCCGGATAAGCAACATCTGACGGTTAGGATCGTTGTCATAAATGCTGTACCCGAACGTAGCTGCCTCTGCGTCCGGGCTGTCTGTCGTCAGCTTAATAAACTTCTTGGCCGGGCCGTATGCTGCTTTGGGGAGCGGTATAATCACAGTACCCCTCGTACCCGTATTGATGGTGTTGGTGTCCCGTCCGCTCTCGAAATTGATATAAGTACCCGGCCTCTCCTTGCCAATGAGCCTGTCAAATCGTCCTCCGGCCATGTGTTATTTCACCCCTTTCTTTTTCCACGCCTCAATGTGCGCTTTCATTTCCTCGACGGTGTAAGTACCCGTCATTCCATAGGTCGCTCCGGCGAATGTGCTTGTCGAAACTCCGAAAAGCTGGCGGCAATTCGCCTGTAATTTCTCGACTGTGTATTTCTTTGCAGCCTTGCCCTGCGCCGGGGCCGCCACTTCCACAGTCTTTTTGTTTGTAGTTGCCATAGTTTACCTCCTGTCATTCCGGCTTTCCGCCGTTTGGATTTAATGGGACAGCATAACGCTCTAACGCCTCTGCATATGCGTCCGAAATCTCTTTCCCGGACTTCATAAACACGTCCACAAAGAATGATTGCGAACGCTGCGCCCCTGCTGCTGTGTCGTTGTACGGCCTCCGGCTGCGCCAAGTGATAGCAAGCTGCGCCGCCCCGTCGTCCAGTATTTTCAGCTTTGGGTCATTCAGACGTACCCAGTTTCCCTCAATCTCGCTGCCGTCCTCTGCAATAAGAGGCACGAGGTTCCTCGCCGCCCGTATTGCCGTAACAACTGCAAGGCCGAGGGAGTAGGCTCCCTCTTTTGTCCTGTGGAAAATCTTGATATACCAAGCATAGTCCATATAATAAGTGAGGAATGTTTCTCCCCCTGTGTCTATCTCCGGCATGGGGAAGTAGGCCGACGGGACAGAAAAATGCGCCGGGACTTCCCAATAGTACGGGGCTGGTTTTCCTGCCCGGTCAATCACATATTTCATAATGCTTGCTATCTCCTGTTCAAGCTCAAGCACCTTTATCACCTCCTCGTCAACCTCCGAAATAGCTGTCAAGCCATTCCTGTAATTTGGCCTCCAAAAGCTCCGGGTAAATCCTGTCGAGTATGCGGAGTGCGCTTTCCCAATAGTGCTTACCCTCTACCCAATGCTGCTTTAACATCATTCCGCCTTTGGCCGCCGGGTCATAAATAAATCGGTCGCCCTCCCAATACCCAGGCACGAAACGCCGCTCCACACCTTTGGTATTCGTCCAGTGACCGTCATTCACATATCCTGCGTATTCCACGCTCGTCCCGACTTCCAGTACCAGTCCGCCCTCCTCTATGTTCCATACGTTTCCGTCGCCGCCCTTTTCAAAGCTGGCGAGGAGTTGCCTGCTGTCCAGCACTTTCCGCCTCACGATCTCGTCCTGCAATATCCTCAAGAACTCGTTACCAAGCCCCTCTAAAAACAGCTCAAACTCTTTGCGGAAATCGCCCCTTGCTGCCTGTTCCAAACTCCCGAAAAACTCCTTAAATTCAGACATATCAATATCAACGTATCTACCGCTCATAGTGCCTTTTGCCCTCCCGTCCTCTTAATGTAGACGAATGCGTGGTGGCCTCTTATATTGATTGGCTGCTCTGCTGTGTACTCAAGCCCGGTCATGCAATCCACAATCTTGTCGTTGCGACGCACGTCTGTCCCGGCTGGCAAGGTAAGTTTGATTTTCGCGTCCATGAGGTTCGCCGGAGCCGTCTGTGTGATCGTGACACTCTGCGACTTTACCCCAAAATGACACTGCTGTTCGCTGATGTCCGGCTCCTCCGGGTAACTGAAAGAGGGAGAAGCAGGCAAGCCGTAGCCGGGTGTAATCTGCTCCTCCCTGTCGTGGTATATGTCACAAAGGTGGTCAAGGAAATCTTCAAAAGCCATAGCTGCACCTCCTTAGAGCTTTCTCATGCGGAGCGTTACCCCGTTCCTCGGCTCCACTTTGATATAATCATCAAGCAGAGCCGCAAGGTCTAACGCCTCTATGCTGATTTTGCTCGTTTCTGCGGTATAGCTGTAATCGTCGAATGTTTCCGACTTGACTTCCCTCGCTGCGATTGCGGAATTGTGACCGTAGGCCTCCGCCAGTATCAGTACCGCCGTCTTTACCGCCTGCGGCAAATCTCCCTCATTGAATGAGTTATGCGTGTATGTGATAACATACTGCTCCGCCCTCGAAATATCCACTGTGAGCCGTGCGTCGCTGCGCTGCTGTACCGCTGGTATCTCGGAATACTCCTTGACCTCCTCCGGCGTTACCCACGGTCTGTCCGCCATATCGCACCTCCTGTCTACTGCCCCTGCAGTTCTGTCATTGTGGGGCTGCCCTCTCCGTAGTCAACCTCATTATCCTCTCTGCCTGCCTCCATGTCGTCCTCCGTTCCGGGCGTTACCTCTACCGCCGCAATCGCTTTGGCATAGTCCGCTTTTGACTTGAGGCCCTTTGTGTCCACGCCCATATCCGCCGCAAGCCGCTTGAGGTCGTCAAACTTCATTTCCGTCAGCTCTGCCTCGTCAAGGTGTCCCACGGTGGCTGCCGTTGTGTCCTCCGCCTCTCCCAGTGCTTTCTCAACCGCTCCTACGAGCTTGAAATACCCGGTGGCTACCGCTGCGTCTGCGGTAGCCTTATCCTCTACAAATACGTCCGGGTTTTTCTTTGTGGCCGTCACAATGCCGGTAAAAGAGAGTGCTTTCATCAGTTTCAAATGATACATAGCTCTCCTCCTCTCTTATTTCAGCCCCTTGATGATCGCCGTAGCGTCCAGTTCCTCGATAATCGGATCGTAGTCCAAATGGGTAACATAGAAACGCTTATCCATCATAATAGCTTCCTTGCCCTCGGTGGTCTTACGGATTTTCACGCTATAAGTATTGACTACGACGAGGTTCTTCGGGTCTGTTAAAATGATTGTGCCGTCGTCCAGGGACGGACACTCGACAGCCGGAATACGGGCAGGGGAATTATAAACGCTCTCCGGCACTGCGCCGCCTGCGTTTACAACTTTATTCAATAAAAACAGCTCCCACTCCTGCGCCCTGTGAGGGGACATCAGCCAGCGGAGCTTTCCGTTGTTGTACTTATTCGGAAGCGTTTTCAGTGTCTTGTAAAACAGGTCGAGGCTCATGCTACTCTCACTGGAAGCGTCGTATACATGGCCGCCGTTGGATATCTGCTTAATCCAGCCGTCATTGATCTTCAAGAAATCATAGTCCGGGTCAGTGCTTTCCGTGGCCTCGTCGCCGTTGAGATATAAGTCCTCAAGGTCAATGCCGAGCTGGGTAGTCATAAGGTCGGTGATGATCTGCTCAAGGTTCTGCCCCTCGATATTCTCGCGCAGGGTTTCCTCCGTTATTTCCCACGGGAGCCGTACTGCTGTGGTAGCGTACTCGATCTGGCTGGTTTCTACGCCTGCTCTGTATCCGTCGTCTTTGTTCTCTGTCTTTTTCCTCAAAATACGACGGGCAATACCAATCTTGTCGATCTCTCCCGTCTTAGCGGTGCGCATTTCGTGACGGATAAGACCGTTGAGATTGGTGGCCTCAAAAGTCTGCTGAATGAACTTCCGGGCCTGCTCCGGGTTCAGTAAACCGGAAGAAAGAGAGCCAGTTTCAATGGCTGCCTTTCTGATGATTGCTCTGTTACTATTTGCCATGATATATTTTTCCTCCTGTCCTTGTATTAGAGAATGCCGTGCAGGTAATGTTCCTCACCTGCGGATTTTTCCAAGCTGCCGTTGAGGTTGCTGGGTAATCCCTTGCTTTTCAGCACCGGGGCAACCGCCTTTTCCACCGCTGCGGTAATCATATCCTGTACCTGTTCTGCGGTGACGTGTTCCTCCTGCTGCGGCTCAAGGGCCTTTGTGATAGCCGCCTCAACCATTTTCTCCACGCTCTCCGGCGTGATTTCTGCCGGGGTGGTACTCTCCTTACCCTTGGCCTTTTCCACCGCTCCTGCGCCACTCTGCGGCTCCTGTGCGGTACTCTGCTGTGCGCTACCGACTGCCTTTGCGATAGCGGCAGAAACAATCTGCTCAACTTCCTGCTTCGTCACTTCTTTCTCCTCCTTATCTTCTTTGGATTTCTTGTCGCCGTCCTGCTCCTCCTCGGTTTCTTCCCCGTCCTTTTTCTTCTTGTCCGGGTCGTCCTCCTCCGGGTCGTCGAACTCCTTGAGGAATGTCCCTAAACTCTCATAAATGGTGTTTAGTGTTTCCTTGTTCTTGCCACTCATTTTCTTCCCAGCCTTTTCTACGGGCCTATCGCTCTGAATGGCTTTGGTAATGCTCTCTTTTCCAGTGAGAATACTGGTGATAATCTGATTGAAGTCCTCAAGGCACTCGCGCACCTTGTCCTCGTTTGTTTCATACTGCCAGCGGCCCGTAATCGGGTCGTATTTGTATAAAACCTCCTCAAGGGAATTAAAAGCGTTCCAAAAGAGCGTTCCTTTGCTGCGCTCCTCGTAAAGCTCCGCCATAGCTCCCTTTTCCACTACACTCACACCCAACGCCGCCGCCAACTGTTTCAGCAGCCCTTTCTTCTCGCTGGTTTCCTGTTTGCTCACGTTATCCAATTCCACGTCCTCCTCGCTATAATTTCCGAGGCCGCCCATGCTAAAGCCTGTGATCTCGCCTTTTTCAATGCCGTCCCACACGCTCTCGTCGGCTACCTCTACGGTCATAAGCCATGTCCCTTTCTGAATTGCCTCCCCGTCGATTTCAAAATCCGCTTTGGCAATCCAGTTTTCCACGACGGTTGCGCCGTCCAGCGGCTCAAAACTGTGCTGCAGGTCTACCTTATCCCCATTTTTCGCAAACCAGTACGCCGCTTTGGTGATCTCCTCCTCCGTCATAAAATTGCCATGACTGTCCTCCTCCATAGGCTCATAAACAATCCCGGTGACGTAGTGGTTATCTGCGTCCGCCTTGACGATCCTGCCGTAGGTCGTAAACGCCGCCTTGCCGCCGTCCTCTTTCTTCAAAAGGAACTGCCGCTTATTGGCCGCCTTATCAACGAGGCTTACGAACTGGATTTTTGCGTCCGTGATTTCGTATGCCTTTTTCAAGCCTTTCTTCATGCCCTCTCTCACCTCCTTTCAAGGCTTTTGAATAATATAAAAAGCAGCGTTTCCGCTGCCCTTTACTGTGGTCTGTTTCGTGTCGCCACGAAAACGCTCTGAACGGCTCGAATTTGCCGTTGTTTGTGCTGGCTGTAAAATCCTCTGCCTAATCCATTTAGGACGCTCCTGCGCCACGAGAGGCAGCAAGAGGGCTATTCCTCCTCTATGCCTGCCTTTGCTTTGTTCCTCTCGTCCAGCTCTTTCTCCCATTCGTCGTCCATTTCGTCAATAGCTTCCTGCTGCAATCGCTGTCTTTCTTCCAGTGAAAGACCGAGAATTTCCTCGCTGACGACTGGCTGGCAAATGCAGTGACAGTTAATGCTTTCCTCCGGGGGTAAATTCGTGTCACGTGGGTACATAGGGTAGTGTGTGCCGCCTTTTATCCCCGTCAAAACAAACGGCTCATTCACGGGAACTCGCTGCCCGTTCATGTCCTGATGGTTTTTCCGTGGGTCGTTTCGGTATGAGCCAGTGTGTTTCCACATCTTCTCGCTTACTGCCGGGGATTGCATGAATGCCTCCTGCTGCGCTACACTGTGCGCTCGCAGCACTTCCGTCAATGCAGCTCTCCGGGCCTTGTAATACTCATTCCGTATTCCGCTGTCCATAATGTCACGGGTAAATGTGGCTATGCTGCTGCCGTTTTTAAGCCCCGTTTCGAGTATCTTCTCAATTTCCTTATGGCTGTTAAGCTGCATTAGCTCCGCCAGGTGGTTGCTCCACGTTTTTGCCCATGCGGTCGTGCGCTTTGATACCTGCTCCAACTTCAATTCCTTGTCCGTCTGCTCGATATAATACCCGGTAAATTCCGGCATGAAGTTCTGAAAATACTCCAAAAAAATCTCCGCCAGTTTCTCCCGCAGTTCATCATTCAGAACCACTCCGGGCCATACCAGTTCCGCAAACGCCTCAAGGTCTACCGCCTTTTCAACCGAAGCAAGGAAATAGTCCGTTTCCAAAAGCAACGCTTCGGCAATCCTCTCCTCCAAATCCTCCAAATATTCCAGCGTCCGCCTCGGCTCCTGATACCCCTCTGCGTCCAGCGTTTCCTCAAGGCCGCTGTCAGCCTTTTGGATATATGCGTCAATGGCCTTTATCAGAGACCTGCAATTCCAGCACATAAAATCACCTCTTTTCCGTCGCTTCAAAATCTGCCTCAAGCTGGGGCAGATTTACGCCGCCTTGTCCATCTTGAGCAGTAGGCGCTTAACCTCTTTCATAACAGCGACAACAGTATCGTCGTGCTGGCCTGCCGCCTTTTCAATCTGCTTTTGCAAGCTCATGGTAAGCTGGCCAAGGTCGAAGCCCATGCCGCCGCCCTGCGATTTGCTGTAAGCGAGAGGCGTGTCGCCCCATTCCTCCGGGTAGTCCTCCGCCGTTTCCCCGTATGCCTCAAATATAATCTGCTTTGCTTTATTCGGGGTTAGCCCTCCTGCGTTATTGCAGACAGTCAGCAGCTTGTAAAGGTCGTCCGGGTTACTAATATCCGGCTCAAGGAAATATGCCTCGACGTACTGGAACTGATAGCCATTCAACAGGCGGTTGTTAATCGCCCAGGCGAGACTCTTTCGCTCTGGCTGAAATACCTGCTCCTCCGTGACCTCCTGCGCCGTCTGCGCCGTGGCCCGGTTAAAGTCTGTCGTATATCCAACATAAAGATCGGGGAGCTGAAAAGCGGATTGCACTTTCCGTCGGTTATTGTCGAGGTAGTCTTGGAAAAGCTCGTCTTTTTGGAGAATGTTCGCAAGGTCTTTGACCTCAATCTCCGGCTTTTCCGACTGGTCGAAGTCCGTGCGCCCGTCGGTGCTTTCCGTTTCCAGTATGATAAATGCGTGTTGCCCGGCGGCTCCCTTGATTTCATTCATGTAGTCTTGCAGCTTATCAAAACTGTCGTCGGTGAGTGTTCCGCCCTTAATCATTATCATCAATGGCGTATGTCTGCCGTTCTCAAAGTAGTTGTTATTGAGGCTTTCCGCTTTCCTGCTGCCGTCTACTCCGAGTACCTGCCCTATCCAGCGCACTTCCCCGTATGGCTCCGTGCCGATTGCAAACTCCATGATTTCGTTGGCTTGATATTCCAGCTCAAGGGTTCCCCCCTCCTCAAGGTATTTGCCGTCCCTGCTGTCCATAATGCGAGGGTCGCCAAACTCTCGGAAATATACCGTCTTGCCGCCTATCATCTGCTTATACTTGCAATAGCGTTTCTTGCGCTCGATCTGCTGGCCGTGGTGATAGTACGTCGTGGGTATGTAAGGCTCAAGAGGCCTCGTCTTGCTGACTGAGGGCGTGTCTTTGATGAAATCAATCTGCACAACCTCCCCGGCGACGTTCCGTATAACCTCAAGATAAGCAATACCGTATGTTTCCCGTGCCTCCACAATGTCCTCGAATACCTCTTTTGTGTCCTGCTCTATGTTCAGCAGCTCTATAATCTCCTGCGCCCGGTTGTATTCTGCCGCCTTTTCCGGCGTTTCCTCTCCGTCCTCAATGTACCTCACGCCTATACCAAATCCGGCGATATTGTTCTTGTACGCTCTGATACACTGTGGGAGAATGGTGCTGTTCTTCACCAAATTGCGGAGGCCTCTAAGGTCATTCGGCGGCGTTATCCAGTCCCCGGCGTTGTAGACTTCCTGCTCCGATAGCTGTACGGAAGTGTCCGCTTTCTCAACAGGTGCTTGCCGCTGCTGCTCTTTGATTATGCGTACCTGCTGTCTTGCTTTGGCTTTAGCTTTAGCCATTCTTTTTCCCTCCTCTCTTTTTTGGTGGCTTTACTGGCAGGCAAAGAAGCAATACGCAGTCTGCCTCGTCCGGGGACGGCAGCCCTCTCTTTTTCATGGCCTCTTTGCTCTCCACTTTGATTTTGCTGGCCTCTGTCAACGCATATTTCCGCCCGGAAAGCTGCGCAACGAGGTCGTCGTCGTCCGGGAGTATCAGCTCCACGGGCTTACGCTCCCCGGTGTCCTCGTCGTATGGCCTCAATAGCTTTTTGACTATCGCCATCATGTATGTGGTGCTGTCGTGGTAATACTTATGCTTTATGCGCTGGCCGAAGATTACCGGGTAAACCTCCAGCCACCAAAACCGCTCCGGGTCATTCCGCTTAATCTGCTTTAGACGGTCTACCACGCCGCCGCCCACTCCTCCGTCGTCTACTTTGACCGGGATAGGACTGTCTGTCTCCGGGTTGAGCCTGTACCTGCGTACAAGCATTTCCCCCAGCAGAATAATGTCGTCTGCTGTTTTCATGGTGTCCTGTCCCTGCCGCTTTTTATAAAACTCCGCTTTCTCGTCTATCTTGTACCCGATTACCGTCTTATCGTCGCCAAAACGGGCAACGTCACAGGAAATATGAATTAAATCCGGGGTTTTCCGTGGAGAAAACTCCGTCATAATGGAATTTTCGACGAGTGAAAGAGGAATAAATATGTCGTCCTCCTGCAGGGGGAACTCCCCGGCGACACGCACTCTGAATACGTCGCTATCCTCCCCGTACATTCGGATAATCATGTCCACATAATCCTGCCGCACTCTCTCACTCTTTCGCCCGTCTATGTGGAATGTGGAGTAGCTGCCCCGGTTCTTATTGTGGCTCTCATAAAAAAATCCCGATAGCTGCGTCGGGTTTCCGCACATCAAAAGTCTTGCGCCCGGAGTTGAAAGTGCGCCGAGGACAGGCTCGAATATCTTGTCGTCTACGCCGCTGGCCTCGTCAATGATGTATAACAGGTGTTCGGCATGAAATCCCTGCAGGGCGTCCGGCTTGCTGGCCGTCCGTGCCACGGCGAACCATTCCTCCGGGTGGCCTCTCATGTAGAGTTTTTCTTTCGTCCATATCAGCTCATTCCGCAAGGCTCTGTTGTTCCTTATCCACTTGCTGACCTCCGCCCAAAGAATGTCGAATAACTGGTGCTGTGTCGGTGCTGTGCATGGGATTTTTGGGAATGGGTGAGTACATATAAACCAAATCACTACCCACGCCTCTACTGCGCTCTTTCCTACGCCGTGTCCGCTTCGCACGGTCGTCATAGGGTTTGCTGCTACGCTGCGGAGTATTTTGGCCTGCTCCGGGTCGGGCGTTACTCTGATAATATCCTCGACAAATTCTACCGGGTGATCGGCATAATACAATATTGCCTCTGCACTAAGCATTGTCTTTCCCCTCCCTCTTTAAGTAGGCCGCCGTAATTTCATCAGCAAGAGAGGTGGCAGTTTCGCCTTTGTCCTTGCTGTCCTCCTCAAGAGTGCGGTTCAGCCGTTCGAGGTCGGTAGCCATCTTGATAAACTCCTTTATGTCTTTGGGGGTCATTGCCTCGACTTCTAAGCTGGTGAGAGCTTCCAGGGCTTTTTTTTGGAGCTGCATGGCAATTTTGATATGGCGGCTCGTCATGTCCTTGCGGTCTTTTACCGCCTGCGCTCGTGCCTCTTTTTCCAGCTCATTGTCATAAGCCCGGACACGTTCCGTCCACTCCCAGCCGCTACTCCACTTTCCGATCTGCGTCCTACTTTTGCCTAACTTTTGTGCAACCGCCCGTATGCTACGGTCAGTACCCATATCCCGGTAGGTCACAAACGCCTCGTATGCCTTATCGCTTTCGCCCTTTTGACGTTCCCACGGCTTATCAGTCCATTTTGGCATTGTCCTCCTCTCCTTATCTTTTTCTTGGTTCTGCCCCTACAATCCAAAAAAGAGCATTCCTCGTGTTGAGGTTATGCTCCATCAAATATTTCATGGTCTTTGCCTCGTATTGTGGGTGCAGCTTAACGCCTCCAATCCTCATTTTCTGCTGCCTCTCATAGACGAAGCCGGGCGTATGGAAAAGGTCGTGATAGATAAACTCCCTCGTCAAACCAAATCGCCGGAGGGTGGCCCTCACTTTCTCCTGTCGGTCAAATGCGGTCGCTATGAGGTGAATGTTCTTGACTTTCTTCCCATACCGCTCAATTCCAACGATAACGCCGCTCGCTGTAATTCCGCTGCCGCAGGTGATGTAAAGGTCGTCTAAATCGTCGGGAATGTTCTGCACCTGCTCCGCCACTGCGCTCAATAGGACTTCCCCGTATTCGTCGAGGTTTATCCCATATTGCACAACAAACATATGTTTGTTATTCGCAATTTCCTCTGCTTTCGCTTTGAGTACGTTGTGCCTGCCGCTTTTGGCTATTACCTTGACGGCGGCTCCATAGCTCATGGCAAGCCTCGGCATATCTCCTGTGGCTATTGAGAGGTCGCTCGCCCCTCCGTGGGCGACTATGCAAGGTAGACGAAAATGCCTTGCCGTCGCTGCGGTGATCGGGCCTTGTGGGGAGTGTATTGAGCAGTAAGTAATTACGCCAGTCATGCCCGGCTGCCGTCTTAATGCGGCCTCAACCAATAGCATACACTGGCGTAACTTTCCTCCGTTTACCTCCCCGGTTCCGAACGGGGTGTATAGGCCGTCCCTCTTGAAATACATTCCGGCGATTTCCTGTACTGGCGTTAGGTCGTGCGCCGTCATTCTTCCAGCCCAAAGAGGCGTTTATAATAATCAGTCTTTCCGGCAAGCTCCTCCTGCATGAGGCCGTAAAAGGACTGATTATTTATCTTCTTGTTGATACCTGCAATCTGATTGAGGGACTGGAAACAGCCGCCCGTTCCGATCTGCTTCATGTTCTCCGTCGGCTCCGGGTTCTTTCCGTTCATCAGCATACAGAGGTTGTAATCGTTCCCCTTAAATCCCTCAAGGCCGTCAATACCGCAGCACGTCATACTGTCGCCCATGCTCCGCAGCCTGTTCTCCCCGGCGTAAAATTTCATTCCGTGTCTGTGGCACTCCGCTCTGATCGCCTCGAAGTGTGGTCGCAGTACATTCAGCGGATAGCAGTTGTCGCCTCCGATTTTTACCATGCCTTTCTTGCCTTTGTAAAACTTCATGCCCTCCACCACTACGCCGTAAACGCCTGCGGCTGCCAGCCGAGGAATGTTCGCCATAACCTCTCTGAAAACCTCCGGCATATAAGGCTGTACCCGGACAATTACCCTCTGTACCCGTCCGGCGAGGGTTTCCACGATTTTCAGCCTCTCCTCGTAGGGCGGCGTTCCCGGCTCAAGCTGGTCGTACTTACTGCATACCATGCTTACCTGTACGACGCAGTTGCATTTTTCCAGCAGTTCGAGGTATTCCGGGTCTGCTACGAGCCTGCCCTTTGTGCTGACAATGAACGGATATTTTGTTTCTGCCAGCAGTTTGAGGCAATCGTAAGAAGCTCTGATATTCTTCTCAATCGGCTGGAATGGGTCGCTCATACCTCCCCAATGGATAGGGATATTCCAGTCGCACCATGCCGTTTCCCTGCCCCTCTTTCCCTCTATGAATGAACGCAGGGCCTCTACGGTTTCGTCCCTCTGTATCTTTGCAATATTCTGCTTCTTTTGGGCGAAGCAGTATTTACACCCGTGGCTACACCCTTTGTAGGTGTCAAACCGTACCGGGAGATTGCACAAAATAACCTGTGTTCCGCATTTGCATCCCATATCAAAATTCCCCCTTTACTTTCTGTATGATTACCTGTATGAGGGCTTCCTTCCCGTAATCCTTGACGTATGCTTTTAGCTCCTCCTGATCTGCCTTGTCGAATGTGAGGCTTACATTAAACAGCTCCTCAATGGCTTTCAACTCCTCGTCTACGGTGTCGCCGTCGATAAGGCTGTCTATGTCGTTGGTAAGGCTGTCAATTTCCTGTTGGGTAAATCCTGTGAGGGTTGCGTCCTCTCCCAGCTCCGCCAGCAGATCGCCCAGCTTCTCCTCGTCCCAGCCGCCCTCTACTTTATTAAGTGCGACGTTTAGTTGCCTCTCCTGCGTTTCGTCGAGGTCTACCACCGATACGTCTACCTCCGTTTCCCCCTCGTTCTCAAGGACGGTGAGCCGCTGGTGGCCTCCGACTACTTTGTTTGTCCGCTTATTCCAAATCACCGGAATAATCAGCCCGTAAGTGGTAATGCTCCGGCGGAGGTTTTCATATTCCGTGTCGCCGGGTATCAGCTCTATCCGGGGATTGTATGCGGCTCTGTCCATGTCACGGATTTTCTTCCGTTCAATCTGCATTACGCTCCCTCCTTTACCTTGTTGATGATCGCCGTCGCCAGCTCGATTTTGGCATTGTCGGTGTTCTGCAGGTAGCTCTCGACAGCTTCTCTTGCCCCTGCCGGGAGGCTGAACGTCATAACAAAGGTACTGCGCTCTTTCTCGGAGGAATAATCTGAAAAATCCTCCTCCATGAGGTCTTTTATGTGATCGTATTGCATGAGGAGGCTCTGCAGCTCCCAATCCTCGAAGCCTGTCGCCTCCATAGCCCCGGCCTCGTCCAATTCCTGTAAAAGGTCTGCCAGCTTTCCTATGTCCCAGCGGCCCTTTACCTTGTTGAGCAGGATATTGAGGATTTTCTCGTCTTTGTCGTCGAGCCTTACTACAACACACTCGATCTCCTGCGCCCCTTGTTCCAGTAATACCTTGAGGCGTTGGTGTCCGCCTACGACGTTCCCTGTGCGCTCGTTCCAAATAATCGGCTCAACGTACCCAAACTCCTCTATGCTCCGGCGCAGTTTCTTGTACTCTGCGTCCTCCGGTTGCAAATCTTTCCGGGGATTATAGTCTGCCGCTTTGATTTCCGTCGCTTTCAGCGTCCGTATTTCCATTATTCTCTCCTTTCCGTCCCTTTTCGGGGCATTTATCCGTATAAAAAAACGCCGCTCGTTGGAAATTCCAATTCTGCGGCGTTTTCTCTCCGTTATTTTGCAGGTTACAGTATAGCACATTATGAAGTGAAAAGTAAATGGCGAGTTTGTGACATTTGCCTCTCTCATAGGCTCTCAATACCGCCTACCCCGAACAAAAGAGCTGTCAAATCCTCTACACATATATCCACGTCCCGGTAGACTGTCCTCTTGTCTATGTTCTCCCTTTTGGCGATCTTCTCCGCCGTGGTGTAGTCGTCTGATATGTAAAGCCCCTCCAACACTCTCCAATGCCTTGCGTCGTCTTTTCTGCCGGAACGCTTGCACATGATCTCGTAAACTTCCAGCATTTTATTCACATGGGTCATAATGATTTTCGTGGTGATGTAGTTCTTCTGAATACTCTCGACGAACACTTTTTCGCTTGCGGCCCGGCTCGCCCCTCTCATAATTCCCTCAAAGCTCTCGTCTGCCTCCTCTGCGTCCTCCTCGCTGAATACGGCATTTTCAAAATACTTCTTGAGCCGCCTGTAATTGCGCAGCAGGAGCTTTGTGTTATGGTACTTCCAGTCATATTGTTTCTGCCTGTACTTCTCCTGCTCCCTCTCCATTGCTTCAATAGCTGCCGCTGCTCCCATTTCAGCGCCGATCTTGCTTCCTACCTCTGCCCCGATTTTTATTCCCAGCGGTAAAGCGACGTTTATGGCGGCCTGGATTTTTTCGTCCATGCCCTTTACTCCGGCCTCATGTGCTGCCAGTACCGCCGCCTCGATAATTTCCTGTATATCCAGTTCGTTTTCGTTCATGGTGAAGTCCCTCCTTTGATTTCTTAATCGGGAGTTCCCTCCCATTCTGTCCGCCCTATCCCTCTTTAAGGAATTGGAGAACGCCGCCTATGTATCTGACCTTGTACTCCTGCACGTCCTCCGGGGTGATGTACTTCCTGCCGTAATGCTGTTTCATTTCCCGGAACACCGCCCACGGGATTTTGAAATATTGCTCAAATCCGAACGATACCATTACGAAGCACTCCGCCCCCAGCTTCATGTGTCGGTCAAGCTGCTTTTCCTGCTCGCTGGATATGACGTTCTGCTGCAGGCGGTCGCTGTCCGTGTGCTTTGCCTCAAATACCACGGCCTTACCCCCGGCAAGCGTCCCTTTGTAGTCCGGCTGCGCCATTTTTTCATAGTGCGCTATGAATTTCCCCTGTCCGAGGGACCTGATCGGGCGCATAGGCTCCGGGGTCTTTGTGATCTCCGCTATTCCCTTGAGGCGGTAGTGCTGGCAGGCCGCCTCAATCATGTTTTCCCAATATTCCCCGGCTGCCTTGCTGCGCCTGCCGTTCATCACTGCCTTATAGTGTTGCGCCTCGTTCATCATATCAGCCCCATTTCTGCGGCGAATTGAGCTACCTTGTAGGCCGTCGCTCCCTTAATGCCCTTGCATTTCCCCTCTGAAAGGGCAGCGAGGAGCTTTTGCACCCCGGAGGTATTCTCGTTAGGGGGCGCCTCCTCCGGGCTGTTCTGCGCCACGTCCGGCACTCTGACGGCTATATCTGTGTCCGCCGCCCGGTGAAATTCCTCGACGAGCTGCTTATCGGTCATTTTGCGAAGCCTAACAGCCTCCTCATGGATTGCTCTCTCCTCCGCCGTGTATCTGTTCTTTCCTTTTCTTCCCATATCGTCTATCCCTCCGCCTTATCTGTAAATTGAATGTCGTCTGCGTTCGGCATTATCACTTTTCCGTCCGGCAGCTCTACGATTGCGACGCTATAATTTCCTGCGCCGTTCTCAAATTCCTCATAGTTGCTACCCCACTGGTGAAATAATCCGTTTTCAAACTCCTCAAAGTGTCCAGGGCTGCCTCCCGTCCAGTATCTTCCTTTACACGTCCTCATTCTTGCCAATTCTCCGCTCCTCCATAATCTTGTTTTTGTCACAATATTCCGTTCCGCAAAGAGCGCAATCTTCGCAGCCCTTATAATAATGGCATTCCCGGCAATCCCTAACCACAGGAATACACCGCTCCTCGTATTCCTCTCTGTTGGCTTTAGGACAAGTGCCGTCTACGCAAGCTACGCCTACATATTCCATGCACCTTTCGTTGTCCTCCAAAATTATCCTTTCGATTTCTTTTACTACCGGGTCTACCGCTGCGGTTTCCTCTGCGGTTTCACAATCCAAGCATACCCAACGCCTGTTTTCTGTCCCCGGCGGGTCAATCGGGTGCATGGCCTTACAGTCATAAAATGATTTTCCACATCTGCAACATTTCATTCTCTCTGCCGCTCCTCCTCTCTCCTGCATTTTTCGCAAATCGGCATTCCACAAAGTTCCCAATCAGAAATATGGGTATTATAAACCTGCCTCACGTTTGCAGAACGCTCTTTACAAACGAAACAAGTCATTTTGATAAATCTCGGTAACTGGTTCATGCCACTCCTCCCCCTCAATAGCTTACCTTGCGCAAGACGCTCTCCGGGAGGCTTGGGAATATTTCGCAAAGGAAATGGTACTGATCCTCTCCCTCCATGTTCTCTGCATAGTCCAGTATGCAGTCCAGCATAGCCGGGGCTAATGTGCAGTTATCCCCCGGCACGTTGTAGTTGTCATAAATCCACTGTCTAAATTCGTCCTTACCCATTAGCCTCCTCCTCATGCAAATGGCCCCTGTGGTCTGCTGTCCGCAAATTCCAGCCTGTCGGCCTGTACCTCCGTTACCTTGTGATTTTTGCCGTCGCTGCCGGGGTACGTCCGGGTTCTGATTTCTCCCCGGACAACAATGCGGCTGCCCTTGTAAAGGTACTTGCAGGCAAATTCAGCCGTTTCCCTCCATGCGATAATCGTGGGGAAATCTGCGTCGTCACCTTTGCTGGCCCGGTCTACCGCCAAATTAAACGAGGTACAGGGTACATTCTGCTGGGTGTAACGTAGCTCCGGCTCCGCCGTAAGCCTGCCTGTCAAAATTACTACGTTCATAGTTATCTCCTCTCCGGCTTATAGTAAATGGCAAAATTCAAAGAACAGTCTATCGGGTTTTGTGAGGTTGCAATTTCTATCGCTCCTAAAATATCCGCTATTGCCCTCCCTTTCTCCTTTGCGAGTTCCTCTTTGAATTTCATAACTTTTTCTTCTATCTTTTTTTCAGCCTGCTCCTCCAATATTTCTGAAATTTGGGCCTTTATGCTTTTTATGATTTCCGCTTCTGTGTTCATATTGCCCTCCTATGCGTAAACGCTATCAATCTGCTCGAAACATTCTGCCAGCGTTTCTTTCAGTGGCTCGCACCACTCCAATGTATTTGGCTCGCCATCCTCCCTGTCAAGGTGTACGCTGTCCGGGCCTCCTGCGATTAAATATTTGCTTTCCTGCCAAATGCTGCCCGGCAAAACATATGTGTAATCATTTTCAATGAAAAATCCGTCGTCGTCGCATTTTTCAAACGCACATTCTTTTACGCAACGGTATCTTTTAATCTCCTCCATAGCTCTGCCTCCTGTCCCTTGCTGCCGAGCGAAACATCATCAGCAACATTTCCGATACTGGTCGTTCCCGGTCTTTTCTCTTTGCTTTCTTGACGGACCGTAGTTCCATTCCCTCCGGGCAATAAACGCCGATTTTGTAGGGGATTTCCAAACTGACCGCCGCATAAACCTCCTCCGGCATGATGTAGTAATTGAAATCTCCAATGAAGTTGTGGCCGTTCTTCGAGTGAAAGTCCTCGACGGACGACTTCACCTCATAGCAGTAAAAATCTCCCTTTTCAATGCCCGATACCGTGTTGTTGGCTGGCTTGAATTTCATGTAATCTACCCTTATGGCGTGTGTCGTGGAATAGTCAAATGTGACCTCTTTCGCCCAATATATCCGTGGGTCATTGGTCGGATTTATGAGCTTTTCTGTAAGCTCCGAAAGAAATCTTGTTATTTCTCCTCTCGTCAAATAATCGCCTCCTGTGCATATATTTTGTCTACCACTTCTATGCAAATATCCTCTTTGTTTACTTGTACTCGCCAATCGTAATTTCCTGCGGCCAGCTTTTTGTTTATATCCCCGCCCCAGCGGTATAAGGTTCTGACCGAACACTTTCCGAGAGAAATGCTTCCGCTCAAGCTAAGCTCCTCGACCGCCATTGTAATATCTCTCATTGCCTCGTCTCCTGCCTCTCTTTTTCATTGGCAAGTTCGATTATTCTTTTGCGCAACCATTGTATTTCAGACTTCATAGCTTCAAAATCTTTATACGGAATTGTTACTGTCGCCTCTTTAGGGACTTTGAACGCCGGCCCTATATATTCGCCTCTTTCTAAGCAACTCATATAATCCTCCTATCGGTACTCTTTCCCGGTGGCCTTGTCCTTGAGGGTGATCCTGCCTATCACCTCAAATCCGGCCAACTCCGCCGTCTGTTTCATTACCGGGATAAGGCTGCTTATCATGGTGAGGCGTTCTGTTTCCTGCCGCCGTTCTTCCCGGCGCATATTGTTCCACGCTGTCCCTGCTGTCGGATCGGGATAACCCTCGCTGTTTTTCTCCATTCCCATTTAGTCCAGCACCTCCTCTATCCTTGTCCCGGTTTCCTCCTCGACTATTCTGATTGCCTCTGTTATGGCCTCGTCCCAGCCTTTGGCGTATTCGTCCTGTGCGTCACAGCCTCCGGCCTCGTGAAGCCGGGAAAGTATGCGTTTTACCTTTTTCTTTTTCACTCTTTTCCTCCATTTCTGCAAGCTGCCGCCTGCGCACCTCAACAAAGTCACTAAGGTCTGCTTCTCGCAGCGCCCAATTCACTCCATACATACCGTCCGGCGCACAGTTGGCGGAAATCCTTACCGCTTTGCCGCCTTTTCCCACCGCCCATTGTTCAGAGCACACATGGGATATAGCACAACTGATAGCCTCTTTCTGTGTTCCGTATCTTGCTCCGCAGCGACAACTCCACCATGTTTCAATATGTGCCATAGCTCTAATCCGTAATGGTAACGTAGGTATTCTGGCGGCTGTTCAGTTCCAAATCTACCGGGCTGCCGCAGTTCAGGCAGTTATAGTCAAATGTTTCGTCGGTGATGTTGGTCTTGTATTTCCAGTTGCTCCCACACTTACAATGCAGGTGTGCAGGCTTGAGGCCGTAAAGCTCCGTCTTTCCTCCGCAGACGCAGGTAAATTCACTGATCGGGGTTTTTGCGCAAAATCCCTTGATTTTTCCACAATGCTTGCACTTGATAAGCAAAAAACCCCGGTACTCCTCCGGCTCATATTCCTCCGGCTTTTCCAGCTCGCCTTTCTCCTTTGCCTTGCCTCTGAAATCCCCAAAAAGACGCTCTACCCGGCTCTGCGGCTTATTCATAGGCTGCTCTGCTTTCGACGGCTCCTGCGCCACGCTGGGGGCTTCCTGCGGTATTTCCTCCGGCTCTTTCCGGGAGGCATACTGAAAAGCGTTCTGTATAAGGTCTAATGCCTGTTTCTCCGGCATATTAAAATTCAATTCCCCAAACGGGGTTTTCATGGTGATCTCCATTGCGTTCCCTCCTGCTCTATGTATTCCCAAACTGGTTGATAATGCTCTGTCTATCCGGCGCATTTCTGCTACTGTAACACTCCCTATATACCGCTCAAGCCTGCTTTTGCATACCGTTACAATCTGTTCGCAAAGGGCGATTGACGGACGCTCCGCCGAGTTAATATAGACGTGCGTGGGAATGTCCGTTTTTCTCTTTGTCGTGAGGTAAACCGCCTCAACGACCGGGGCGTATTTGTTCCCGGTATCGTTGCTTACGATTACCGCCGGGCGTTCTCCTCCTTGCTCGCTGCCTGTCGCCTCTATGCCCGTGATGAAATAAATATCGCCTCTCTTTATGCCGGCCTTTGCCATTGGCTCTCCTTTCCCCGTAGGGCGGCTATCGCCGCCCCGTCAGTTGCTCCGCAATCAGTTATCAGTTTTTCTTGAAATAAGCGGAGCGGAAGCCAATGCTGCGGTTCACATTCGCACGAGAGTTGCCGAGGTGCGTATAGAACACCCCAGCATGCGCACCGTCGCTCCAGCCGCCACCACGAAGCGGGAAATATTCGCCGTCGGTGCTGTCAACATAGAAATATGCCTCCGGCTCTCCGGGGAATAATGCCAGCTCCTTGAGCCGTTCGCTCTCGCACTCGATACTCACATTCTCCCATTCTGTCCCGGTATAGTCCTGCTCGATCTCCGTAGCCGTGCATATGGTAATTTCTTCATCAGATACCGAAATAGCAATACTTTCCCCGTTGTCGTCATAAATGGGTTTCCAGCCGTCGCCCTCCTGCGTGAGGTCAATGTCGAGTGCTGCGTCGTTATTTTCCGCCGCCTGCAATCTGCCGTTCTTTATCCGCAGGCCACGCACCATTTCCCAAACATTTCCGCAGAGGTCGTGTACTCCCTCCGGCGTGTGATCGTGCGTCCATGTGGCCGGGCCGCTGCCTGTGAGGGTTTTGCTACTGTTATCGTATTCTTCCCCATGCTCCGCCGGGTCTGCGTGGTACTCTCCGCTGTTGGTGTTGCCGTGTGGGAGCGTTCCGAGCATGAGGCTCGTGTCTGCCAGCAATCCCCATTCCGCCGCCGTCAACATATGCCAGCCCTCGCCCTTGCTAAAACATGCTTTCGCTGCGTCGTCGTTCGTTATATTCGTCCAGGGCTTCTGATAGGGCAGGCTATACGGCTTTCCGTTGATCTCGCAGTTGGGGTAGACAGAAATATAAATCTCGTCATACTCTACGCCGCCGATAATGAATGCCGGGTGCGTCTTTTCGCTGCCGCCGAAAAGTGCCTTATCCGTAATCTTGGTGAAGCGGCGCATAATGGAGGGAATGCCTGTGTTGTCGTAAATCGCCAATACCTCGCATTTCAATCCCGGCTGCGCCGTCGGTATGTCCGCCAGCTTGATCTCTTTTCCCGGTTCTTTCTCTGCCCGTTCTGTTCTCTGCGTCCCAAACAGCCCCTTAATCAAATCCTCGTCGAGGCGGTCAATATCCTTTGCCTCAAAAGTGGTTTCCATGCTGTGATCGCCTACGCTCTGTATCTGTCTGATTTTTACCTCTGCCATTGTCTTGTCCTCCTATCTCTTTTTGACTATTGCCTTAACTTCAAATCCGATCTTGCAAAATATTCCCGGCTCTGCCGCTCTACGGTTTATCTCCGTCACAAGTTCCTCGTCTGTAAATTTCTGAATATCGTAATCGAAACGGCGATAATATTCGTCGTCACTCAACCTCTCAACATATTCCCCGTAGGCTCTGTCCCTTGCCTCTGTTTCAAAGAATTTCCCCTGCGCCTTTACCCTCTCCCAAATGCTGTTTGAAAAATAAAGGCTTTCTTTTCGCTTTCCATAGCAGTCTGTATCAGCTTCTACAAACACACCTCTTTTTCCGGGCTTCTCGCTATGTATTTGCGTTATATCAACTGTAAATATATCCATTATCCCTCCTGCGTTCCAAAAAGCCTTTCCCTCGAAAGCTCCGTGTAATCCGGGTTTAAGTCAATGCCGATAAAATCCCGTCCGTTCTTCTCTGCCACTACCGCCGTCGTGCCGCTGCCTATGAATGGGTCAAGTACAATTCCTCCCGGCCTGCAGCCTGCCAGTATGCAAGGCTCAATGAGCTTTTCCGGGAATGTGGCAAAATGCGCTTTAGCATAGCCCTGTGTCGCCACGTTCCAAACACTCCGCCGATTTCTAAGCCCTGTTTCATTCTCACTGTTTCCGTGGCTCTCTCGCTTCGTATCGGCTGAATTATTGAAGCTTCCGTGATTGGTATAAGCTCCGCCGCCTCTGAATGTTTTGGCATTCCCTTTTCTCCTGCGTCGGTTCGGTGTGGTCGCTCCCCGGCTGCCTGCTGGCGGCCTGTTGTCAAATCCTACCGCAGGCTCTCTTATCGCCTCATAATCGAAATAGTACCTGTCCGATTTTGTCAGCAGAAAGATGTACTCATGGCTCTTTGTGCAGCGGTCTTTTACGCTCTCCGGCATGGCGTTTGGCTTGTTCCAAATAATGTCCTGCCTCACATACCAGCCGTCTTTCTGCAGTTCCAGTATGAGGCGGTAAGGAATGAGGCATAGCTCTTTCTTCTTTACATACCCTCCCATGCGCCTGCTCTGTGAATAGGTGTCCGCTATATTTATCCATAGTGTTCCGTCCGGGCGGAGCGTCCTGCGTACCTCTCTGAAAACGCCAACAAGGTTGTAGATATACTCGTCAACCGTCCTCTCAAGGCCGATCTGTCCGTCTATACCATAATCTCTCAAGTCATAGTAGGGCGGAGAGGTAACGCAGCAATCTATGTAGTTGTCCGAAATCCGGCGGAGTACGCTCAATGCGTCGCCCGTGACAATTTGTGATTTTTCTGTCAATACCTGTTCCTCCTTTACCTCCACGGAAATCCCGTCCCTATCACTCTTGAAAGATTGTAGATATACTGTCCACACCTCACACAACGGTCATGCTTTCCCCAAAATCCGAGTTTTTTCATTCCCCGGACGCTCCCGGTGTAATGGATTGAGGGGTGTCTGTCCCTCTCTGCTTGCGTCAATTTCATGTATCGCACTCGCTCGCCTCCTCCTCCCTTGATAATGCCGCCGCTATCTCCTGCAGCATTTTGTCAATGTCCTCTGCGTCCTTTACCAGCTCACGGGTAGACGGTACGCCGCTTACGCCGTTTTTCCTTGCCTCAATCCACATTTCTATGTGTTCATCAATGTCGAAGCCTGCGGCGTATTCTCTGACTTCCGATGGGAGGTTTTCTACTCCGACGCATATTGAAAAGTCCTCGCCTGCCGGGGAATACTTCTCAATTTCTACCCTGCCGTCGTCTGTGTAACTGCTCACCGCCCAGCCGTGATTTTCTAGGACATCAAGGTATTGCTTCTTAATCTTTTTCATGGCTGCGCCTCCTATCCCGGTAAATCAATATTGACAATGATAGCCTTAATCCACGGCATTTCTGCGTAGGTTTCCTTAGCCTCCTCGTCATTCAATAATGTGAAAATCTCCTCGCCCTGCCTCTCGCAAATAAGCCGCTCAACCTCCGAGGGATCGTCGTCCTCCCGGAAATATACCCTCTCCTCTCCTATAAGGTATTCCCCTATGTGGCTACTCCCCCACGCTCCGAGCCAGCGTCCACAATCTTCTCCAATGATCTCGTAATCCACCATAGGTAGGACGGGCAGCTCCGGGTTTTCCTGCATGAGTTTGAAAAGCTCCTCTCTGTACTGTTTTTCCCGTTCCATCAAACTTTCACACCTCGCTCTCTCAATGCCTGCGTCCAGTGTTTCTTGATCTCCTCCGGGCAGTGCGCCATAGCGTCCACCCATGTCGGCCAGCGTCCGTGCTGGTCGTAAAATTTATACTGATATGCAAGGCTGTCCCGGTTATGCGGCTGCTCCGGGTCGTGTTTTACTGCACATTCCTGGCAAGTCCCCTCCGGCACGTTGCCGAGCATTGTCATACCGTGAACTTCTTTCAAATATCCCATGTTATTCCTCCTGTTCTCCGGGGATAAACTCAAACAGCCCCATTTGCCCCGGTATTGGTTTTGCTGCCTCCTCTGCTTTCTTCGCCTGCGCTGCACACTGGCAGCCATATCCTCGCTCGACGGCCTCTTTACTGGTAAGGAGCCGTCCACACCTCAAGCAGCGACGGGCCTGTATGTAAAAAACTCCGTCTTGCATTGAAATCCTCCTTATACGCTGCCTCTAATGTCCTCCCACGCCATAGTCATTACTTCGCTGGTTTCCTTGAGGCGGCTTATGATCGCCACGATTTTAGTGTTGTCATACCCTTTCGGGGTAAGTGCGTCGGCCAAATCGTCGGCGTTGTAATTCGTGGTTACAATGGTCGGCTTCATGTCCTCGTATCGGTCATTCATAATGGCGTAGAGGGTACTCATGCTCCAATCGCTGCACTGCTCTTTTCCGAGGTCGTCAATAATCAGCAAATCCACTTTCTTGTAAATATCCAGTACCTCATGCTCTTTCGCTCCCTCGAAGCTGAAAGACCGCTTAATGTCCTGCAAAAGGTCGCTTGAGGTCTTGCAGATTACGGGTATTCCCTCCCCGATAAGCTGCAGGGCAATCGCCGCCGCAAGGTGCGTCTTTCCTGTCCCGTTCGTTCCCTCTATGTAGAGGCCGTCCCCCTTTGCCTTGTGGTATGCGAAGTTATCCGCATAGTTTTTGGCTATGGTATAATTCGCTTTGCGCCCGGCGGTGTCGCAACGAAAATTCGGAAATGTCCGCTGCTGAAAACGCTTCTTTATGCCGCTCTGTCCGAGCAGCCTGCTGATCTTCTCCTGCATGGCCCTCCGGCGTTCTGCCTCCTCCTCGACCACCTTGCGCTCCGCCTCTTTCCTGTCATACTCCGCCCAATATGTCTGCGCCTGTTCACACTTGCACCGGGGAGCTATCGGTTTCCACATAAAAATCTTTCCGCCGAGGACAATCCCCTCTGCCTCAAGCTCTTTTCCGCAAAACTCGCATTTCCCCCATTTCGGCGGTTCTTTCTCCCACCGTATTCCTCTTTCCCGTGCCTGCGCCGGGGTAATGATATTGTCAGTTGCCTTTGAAACCTCCCGACGGCTTGAAGCCTCCGGGACTTCCTGCCGGGGGCTGTTCATCACGTCCCCTATCCGGGTTAAATCCGCCATAGTTATTGCCTCCCTCCTGCGTGTACTCATTCAGATAGCCTTTTGCGTTCAGCCAGGTCGCCGGGTTCGGTATGTACTGCCTCTCCCGGAAGCGGCTGTCGTATTTCTTTGAGGCTTCCACGGCCTGTATGATCTTCTCCGTCATGCCCTCGTCCGGCGTGGGGTCTATTTTCGCCCATGCCCTCTCTGCTGTGGCCCGGTCTACCTTTTTCGGGTACGCCGCATAAAATCTATCAAATAATGCCTGCTGCTCTTTCGACAGCGGCCCGGACTTTTTCGACTTCGCCCCTGTCCCCGGCGGCCTGCCTCGTTTCTTCGGTTTGTCCTCCGGCGGCTTTTCCTCTGCCGGGGGCGGAGGGACCGAGCTTTCCTCCTCTGTCGGTTCTGTAAATGGCCTTTTGGGTGCTGATACCGTCCGCTTTGAATATACGTCCTGCAAATTATCCACGAGGCTCTGACACCAAATGACCTTACGTTCCTCCCAAAGTTCCTTGTCAATGTTTCCGAGGTCTGCCAGTACCTCAAGTATTTCGCTGATCGTGTCCTTATCCAGTTTCATCAAGGCAACGAGGTACTTCTCGTTTGCCGTTGCCGAGCAGTCGTAGTAGTGTCCCTCGCTCCGTCCGAGCAGTTCCAGCAGCTTAAACCAAAAGGCATACCCGTCGTTCCCCCAGCTCTGTTCAAGTATGAATTTTGTACGGCTGTCTGTGCTGACAAAATGCGGAAAGTAATCTACCGTCTGCTTTCGTGGTCGTCCCAACGACTACACCTCCTTTTTTCGGGCATATCCGGGGTGAAAATACCCGGATAGCCCCGTTTATCATTCATAAATAACTTTGCTGCCCTCTGCCGTCTTTACCACGTCAACACTCTGCGGAAATCTCGACTTCATGGCCGGGTCATGGGTGATCGCCATTACCTTGAGATTACCATACCGCTGCTGGATAGCCTCAAGTGCGTCGCAATATGCCTGTACTCCCGGTGCGTCGAGGAAAGGCGGTTCGTCGATAAACAGAAATCCGAGCTGTACGCCTGCCTTGCTGCTCTTGATCTCCGAGAGAGCAAGGATTACAGAGAGTGCCGCCTTTACCCGTTCGCCTCCGCTCCTGCTCATGTACGGGAGCCGCCCGGTATCGCTGTCGTTGATGATGATGTCAAGGGTCGTGACCTCTTTCTTGCTGTTGGATTTCAGTATCTTTTCTGTCACAAACTCCACGCTCATGTGTCCCTGCGACATTTGACCGAGAATATTGGTTGCCGTCGCCTCAAAGATCGGGATAATGCTGCGGATAATGTTATGCGGTATGCCGTCTTGCGAAAATGCCTTTTTAAGCTCCTCGTACCTGGCAGCCTTGCCCCCAAGCTCGTTCATCTGCTTCTGAAGCTCCGCCGCCTCCGCCAGCCTCTTTTCTGCCTGCTCCAACTGTTTCTTGAGGCCTCCCAGCGTCACGTCTGCGCTCCGGGCGTGTTCCTGCAAAGTCTTAATCATTTCCTCTGCGCCGTCCACCTGCGCCTGTAATACCTCTTTTCCGACGGTCTTGCTCTGCTCCTGCGCCAGCTCCTCCCTTGCCTCGGTGATCTCTGCCTCAATGGTTTCCAGCTCTGTATCAAGCTCAAGAACACGCTGCGCCGCTGCCGCTTTCTTTTCCCGTGCTACCGGGAGCTGCTTTTCTTTCTCCGTCCACTGCCGGGCGACTGCGATCTCCGCCTGCAGGCGGTCATAATCTGCGCTGGCCTGCGCCACTTTGGTAAGCTGTGCCGTAACCTCTGCCAGCTCCGCCTTGCCCTTTTCGGCGGTCGCCTCTGCGTCCGTGACGGCTTTCTCAAGCTCCTCCGCCCTCTCGGTAAGCAGTTTCAGCTCATTCCTCTGAGCTTCGAGGCTGTTGTATTCCTTTTCTGCCGCCTCAAGAACACGCTGAACGCCACGGAGAGCGTCGATTTCCTCCGGGTGGTACAAACTGTCGCCAAATTCCTTTTGCGACAGTAAGAGGCTATCTGCGGCACTCTGACGGTTATCTGCATATTCCTTGTCAAGGGAGGCCAGTGCGCCCTCTGCGTTCGGGAGTAACTTTTTCGCCTCCAATGCGTCTGCGAGGAATTTACAGCTTGCCTTTTCCACGTCCGGGCAGCCGCTGTCATTCAAAAGCTCCACCTTTTTCCGCAGGGTGTCGAGCCGGAGCGTGAGGCGTTCGTGAGCTGCCTTATATTCCCGGTCAAGGCGGTCTACCTCCGCCTGTGCCGTCTGTACCGCTGCTTTCTTCGCCTCATAGTCCGGGGCAAGGGCTTCCAGCTCTGCAATCCGGCTGGCCGTCTTTTCGTACTCTGCGTGTTTCCCAGCCAGCTCCTCCTCACGGGAAAGAGCCTGCTGTAAGGGGCCAATCTTCATCAACGTAAGGGCAGCTTTCTTCTCCCTCATTTCCTTTGCCGAGGTTTCCGCCAGCGTGATCGCTCCCTCAATCTGCTTTTTCCGGGAAGCAAGGTTGTCATAGGTGGCCTTGCCCTTAATCAGCTCTTTCTCCTGCTCCAAAAGGGCGTTGAGCTTTTCCACTCCTGCTGTGATCTCCGCCTCTCCTGCGAGGATTGTGTCGGCTGCCGTGATAATTCCTACCTGTGAGGTCTTTGTGGCCTCTTTGGTGGCTTTCTGCGCCGTGAGCGTGGTAATCTTGCTGTTGAGTTTGATTACCCGGCCTGCCGCCTCAATCTGCGTATTCAGTTTGACCTTGAGGCCGTCCACCTCTGCCGCCTTTTCCTGCGCCTGCTCCTCAAGCCTTTTCCGCCGTTCCTCCGTTGCCTCGATCTGCGTCACCAACTCTGCCTTGTCCGGCAATCCGGCGGTAATGGTTTCCGCCTTGTCTGCCAGGGTGCGGATAGTGCGGTTTGTGCCCGTGGCCTTTTCCGCCGCCAGCGTTTCCATGCTTGCATAAATTCCCAGCCCCAAAATGCTGCCGAGGATATTCATGCGAGCCTCTTTGTCTGCCTGTAAAAAGAGGCCGTACTGGTCTTGCATGATAAGGGCGCAGGCTTTCAGTGTGAGGCTGTCCATTCCAATGATATTGATGATCTCCTGCTGGGTGTCCTTGAATTTTTCCTTGCTGCGGTCTACCCATTCGCCCTCGATAAACTCCGCAATATTGAGCGTCGCCTTGCCGCTTTTCTGCCTTGTCCGGGTGACACGGTAGAGGCGGTCGCCCAGTTTGAATGTAAATTTGATTGCGCCGCTCCGTGCGTCCGGGTCGTTGCAAATCCAGCCCGTCAGCTCCCCCTCACGGGTTTCCTCAAAAAGTGCGTCCGCCATAGCGTCCATAAACAGACTGCTCTTTCCTACGCCATTGCTGCCGTTGATCGTGCAAAACTGGATATTCTCAAAAGAGAAATTTTCCTCCCGGTAGTTGCGGTAGTTCTTGACCTCAATCTCTACCGGGACAAACAGCCCCGTATGCCGCTCCGTGGTGGCCTTTTCCGTCGCCTCTGAAATAATCGGCCTTGCCAGCTCGATAATCTCACCGATACGCTCCGGGGTAAAATTCTTCTCCGCAAGATAATCTGTGAGGTTCCCCTCCGGGGTGCTGTCTGCGTCCATACTCCTGCGGTCTACGGTTATGGTGATCTTTTGCGGCGTAACCTCCTGTACCCAAAAGGCTTTCCCCACGTCATAAAGCCAGTTCGTCAGCGTGGTATGGTTAAATGCCTTATTATGCTCGTCGGTGCAGTCGTAAAGTACCCGTACTACCTTGTCCTTTGCCTCATCTGCGTAATCAAACACCGGAGCGGTATTCAGCCAGTCCGGGCCATTTTCGTTAATCTCCCTCACGTCCTCGTCTTTCAGCCGGATAGTAAGGTATTCCCTTGTCGGAAGCGGCTGGAAAGTGCTGAATGCCGACGGACCGGACGGCTCCGCTCCGGGGACGCTAGTAGGCTCGTCCACGATCTCATGCAGCCAGTAGCCTCTCTCCTGCCCCTCGTCGTTGAAGTTGAGCGCCGATATTGCGCCGCAGTAAAATGTATTCTTGCAGCCCTCGATCTGCTGGGGGCGGTGAATGTGTCCGAAACAAACGAGGTCGAAGTCTGCCGCCGCCAGCGTGGAGGGGTAGACCACAGGCTCAAACTGACTGAAAAATGCCGTCTGTCCGCTCTCCATGTTGCAACCTGTAATGGTATAGTGCGATACCAGTACCGTCGGGCTGCCTGTGTCGCACTGCGCCTTGAGGCCAATAATCATGTCCTCAATGGATTTCGTGAAAATCTCGTTTTCCTCCTCTTTCGAGAGGCCGGGGTGCTTCGCCCTGAAATACCCCCGGTCAAATCCCGGCAGGCAAGCAATTTGTACCCATCCCCATGCTCCGGTATAAATGCGGACGACCTGCGGCTCCGTAATGATTTTTACTTCGCCATTCCCAGCGAACGTGCTTTCCAGCGTCTTGAACTGCTCCTCGCTGTCATGGTTCGGCGTTCCTCTCAAAACCACTACCGGGCAGATTTCCGACAATTCACGCAGAAACTTTACCGCTGTCTGCTGCTCCTTGAGGCCTCTGTCGCTCCATACCCTCGCCTGATGAAAAATATCCCCGGCGATTACCGCAATATCCGGCCTGCTTTCCCTTGCGCCTGCCACCAGTGCGTCAAGGCACTTGCAAATGTCCTTATATCTCATGTTCTCCCCGTTCTGCTCCGGGCCGGGGAAATTTCCAATGTGTAAATCTCCTGTATGTAAAACTCTGATCGCCATTACTGATTACCTCTCTTTCTCTGACAAGCCATGCAGAGCGTCACGCCGTAGGTCTGCTGGCTGTATTTCACTACGCCGTTGCTGCACTTTGCGCCGCAATCGGTACAAATCGTCGGGTCATAGTCCGGGGCTGCCTCCGCTGCCCTCTGCTGCTGCTCCTGCGCCTCCCTCGGCGGTTCTGCCGGGGCTTCTCTGTACGCTGCGTTTTCCGGCTCCGCAATCGGCTGTCCGGGCGTTTCGTACTCCATGCCCTCCTCCACGTCGTCCTCGACAAATATGGCTTTCCGTGCGTCCGGGTTGTGTCCGCCGTAAAGCTCCTGCGCCGAAGAAAAGAAGTGCCTTACCGCCTCCTGCTTGACCGCCTCATTGTCGAGGTTCGGGACGAGGTATGCGACGACGAACGGCTTTTGAAGCTCCTGCAGGCTGTATGTGTTCTTGATGTGCATGGCTGCCCGTAATGCCCGGTTGATCGCTTTCGTTTCGCACATTTCCGAGCGGAACTTCAAAAACTCTTTGCGCTGGTTGTCGCTCATTCCTGCCGTAGCGTCCACAACGATAATTTCCTTGTGCGCCACGATCTCAATATTCTCCCCGGTAAGCTGGGGGACGGAAATCCTCGCCTCGAATTTCACGTCTTTGTTTCCGCAGGCTCCGCAGTTGACCGGGCGGCCAATGCTCTTATTGACCTCTGCGCACTTTTGGCAGGTGGCCGGGATAATCGGGCGTGTACCCAAAATCTTAATGCCTGCCGCTCGCATGAGCTTGTTGAGGCCCTTTTTCGTGAGCGCCCAGCCGTCGGCGTTCCTCTTGTTTTTGTCCTGCAAATAGATTTCCTTGTCGGCCTCGTTTGTGGAAATCTGCACGGCGTTCATCACGGGCTTGTGGATTTCCGCAATCTCCGCTACCGTCTGCATGGGTACGAGGAGATTAAACCTGTTCGCCGGGTACTGCGCTGTGATCTGTAATGCGTTCTTGCCGCCTGCTGCGGCTGGTGCTAAGTCCTGTTGTGCCATTTCAATCCTCCTATTGCATTTTCTAAATCCCTGTGCTACAATAGGGGTACGGTGATGGGCGGCTCGTGTTTTAGGACACGGGCTGTCCTTTTTTTACCCCCATGTCGTCTGTGCTGCTGAATATCTCCATGAGGTCAAGCGTGAATTTTGAAAATCGGCTGCCCCGGACGGCCTCGGCGATAAGCTGCGCCAAATACCACGGCTGCCGCCTCGCTCCGTCCCCGTCGCCCTCACGCTCGATAATCCCCTTGAGCTTCTGCTCTGCGTAGGCTTTCGCCTTATCCCACTCTGACGGCTCTATCTCCGTACAGAGATACCGCTCTGCCTGCTGTCTTAAAGTAGCCTCCAAAGGCTTCACCGCCTCTCTCAATCGTTTCCTTTTCGCCCGGCTCCGGCTGTTTCTCTCGTTTGCAGTCGCAGGTTTCTCCGGGGTCAAGGTTGCACCCGCAATTCGGGCAAACAGTATAATATGCCATTGGACTATCCCTCCTTGTAAATTTTGTTGCATACCCGTCTGTGGATTATGCAGTATGCGATACAGAAAACTAAGGCAATCAACAGCCATTCACTCCCCATAGCCACATACCCTCTTTCCCACCGGGCGAACGGTAAAAGAACTGCCGCCACCAGTGCCGACGGCACCGCTGCTGCGAAAAGCTCCGCTACCAACAACAGCGTCCATGCGCCTATCTGCCGTAATTTCTGCCTGCGCTTTCTCCTGCGCCGTGCCTGTGTCCTCGTCATGCCCTCTGCCTCCTATCTGTAAAATTTGTGATTGCCGTACTGGTAAAGGAACTCAAGATTTTCGCTATGCCAACTGTCCTTATCACAGCTCTCAAAGTATAACGCTCCTCCGCTTTCGTCCCAGCCCTGCATAACCAGCTCCAACGCCTCGTAACATTCTCTGTCCGGCTCCGTCGTGTAATACCTGCCGCCCTCCCGGACCGGGGAGAACTGCCTCGGCTGAAATACCACGTCCTCAATCGTTCCGGGGAAATCTTCACTCCATACCCGATTTAGGACTACCAGCATTACCAACGCCTTTCCCTCCACGCTTTCGCCCTCTGCCTCCGCCATAGCGATTTTGAGTAGGATTTCGCTGTCCTCTGCGCCCCAATCCCGGCTCCCTATCATGCTGGCCTGCGTAGGCTCCGGCCCTGCCTCCGACGTGGTGATCGTCCCGGCTGTGGCTGGTGTGGAAATCGCCAGTGCCTCCGGCGGCGTTCCCCTTGCGGAGCTTTCGCTTACCTCCGCTTCGCTGTCCGCCCGGCTGCTGATCGTGTTAAACGCCGCCACTGATAAAACCAGCGACACCACCAAACTAACGATTATCGGCGGATATATCCGTATCTTCCTGCTGTCCATAATTTCCGGCTGTGGCGGCTGCGCTGAATTGCCTCTGTGCCTGCGCTGCGATCCGTTTCAATAGCTGATCTACCTCGCTGGCGGTCTTTCTGCAGTAGTTGTCAGCTATCTTTATCCGGGTATTGCCGATTGTAAAATCTCTGACAACATTCGCCCCAACCATTTCGCACCTCCTTTATGTGAATTTCCCAAGCCTCGCCGCTCTTTCCAGCACAGCGAGGTTTTCGTCTGCTCTCCGGCGGAACTCTAAAAGCCTGTCCCGTAGCTGTGGTATGAGTGTCTGCTCTCCCTCCTCCACCTTGTCGTCCTCCATGAGGAGCGATAGTTGACGTGTAAGTTGCTCCATTTCGTAAACTGAATTTTGAAGCCGTATCAATGCCCTTTCTGCTGGCATTTCGGGTATCTCCCGGCAATCCTTTCCCAGCGGACACTCATTCACGCAGTACCACGCTCGCAGCTCCGGCTCGTTGTATGCGTCCGCCATGAGCGCTACGACTATGTTCGGCGGCCTCGTGATGTCCAGCTCGTACTTCTTGAGGCTGTCCTCTGTCACGCCAGGGAGGTAATCTATGGCCCCGGCTCTTGTCAAGAGCTTCTCGTTATACTTTGCCGCCCTCATTCGTGCCTCGTAGTACCTATTGCCTACCGCTTTTGTTGCCTGCCTCGACATTTATTTTCACCTCCTCGTAAGTTAAAATGATTACAGGTTGAAAAATGGAGTTGACGCTATCAGCGACGCTTCCCGGCTGTTCTTTGCCTTTTATGTCCCAATACGGGGCGTTTTGGAGTAAAAAAATTTACTTCCGCACGGGCATGGAATTGTCAAATATGTCGTCGCCGTAATAGTTCAGCACTCGCTTTATCCGTAGTGCCAGCCGTAGCGACGGCTGCTTCTCTCCTGTTTCGATCTGTGAATAGTGGCTGCGGCTTGTCCCGACCGCACTGCTAAATGTCTGCTGGGTATAGCCGCTCGCCTCTCGCAACTGCTGTAACTTGGCTCTCATGGCTTGCTCCTTTCTTCCTTTCGCCCCGTTCCGGGGTTATACAAAACATTATAGTCCCTATTTGGGGCAAAAGTCAACCAATTATCAAAATTTCTTTTAGTATCTTTTCTTCTTTGCCGATTTTGGGGGCAAGTAGTACACAAAACGGGGCAACACTGGTATAATAAAAATTCGTGGAGGTGCTGTTATGCAAAAATTCTCTAACCGCCTTATCTCCTTGCGCAAAGAGCGTGGCCTCACGCAGGAGGACGTGGCAAAAATCATCAACAAGAAACGGTCTACCGTGTCCGGGTACGAAACAGAGGGGAAAGAGCCTGACCTTGAAACGGTCTGCGTCTTTGCTAAATATTTCGGTGTGTCCACGGACTACCTGCTGGGGTATTCCGACGAGCGCAACCATGTGGAAACGGTTTTCTATAACGACAAAGTAAATTTCGAGCGTCACTTTAAGTCGCTGCCTGCGGAGCTGCGCCCGGTCGTGGCGAAGTGCTTTGACAGTTTCTACCTGCTCCTCGGTCGTGATATGCAGCTCTCCCGACCTGAACGTCTGCGCATTTACGAGGAGCTGCTTCATACCCTGCAATCCCTCCGGGCTGACATTCGCAAGAAGATTGAAGCCTCCGGCGGTGCTGTCACTGATCCTGTCGCCCTCTCCGACCTCATGGCTATGCAGAGCCAGCTCAAGAATGAGGTTTCCGCCCTGCTCGACAAGCTCATGCAGGCCGACATGGAAATTGCGTTTAACATCAAGAAAGACGTAGGCGGCGGATTGTCCGAACGGTCGGCAATGTAATTTATGTGGATTTCCGCCCCTCCCCTTGAGGGGCGTTTCCTTTGGAGGTGATCTTTTATGGCTTACTGCCTTTACCTGCGCAAGTCCCGTGCCGACATGGAAGCCGAAGCCCGTGGCGAGGGCGAAACGCTGGCCCGGCATGAGAAACTCCTGCTTGAAGTTGCCAAACGTGGCCCCTATGCCGTGACGCAAATTTACCGGGAGATTGTGTCCGGCGAAACGATTGCCGCCCGTCCTGTCGTCCAGCAGCTCCTCCAAGAAGTTGAGGACGGTATGTGGGAGGGCGTTCTCGTCGTCGAGGTTGAGCGTCTTGCCCGTGGGGACACAATAGACCAGGGCGTTATGGCGCAGGCCTTTAAGTATTCCAACACGAAAATCATTACGCCGCTCAAAGTCTACAATCCTGCGGACGAGTTCGACGAGGAGTATTTTGAGTTCGGGCTGTTCATGTCCCGGCGTGAATATAAAACTATCAACCGCCGCTTAGTCCGTGGCCGCCTTGCCTCTGCCAAAGAGGGCAAGTGGGTTTCCGGCGTTTCGCCTTACGGCTACGAACGTGTCCGCATAAAAGGCGACAAAGGCTGGACGCTGCGCCCCGTTGAGGAGGAGGCCGATATTGTCCGCTTCCTTTTCCGGCTCTATACCTCCGGGGAGGAGGACGAGGACGGGAATGTTCGTCAATGTGGAACATACACGCTTGCGCTCCGGCTTGACAAAATGGGGGTTGCTCCTCCGAAGTCTGCCGCCTGCTGGAATGAACGCACCATACAGAAAATGCTTCAAAATCCCGTGTATATCGGGAAAATCCGCTGGAATGTCCATAAATCCAAAAAGCGGATTGTAAACAATGCCGTCGAGGTCGAGTATTATAAAGCTCCTGCCGAGGATATTGTTCTCGTGGACGGCCTGCACCCGGCCATTGTCGAGGAGGCTGTCTTTCAAAAGGCTCAAGAGCTGATGAAACAGTCCGGGCCTCCCCCGGTTCCGAGAAAGGACGTTGTGAAAAATCCGCTCGCCGGGCTTCTCCGTTGTAGCAAGTGCGGCCATAGCATTGTCCTGCGCCCAAATGCAAGCTGCGGTATGCTTTACTGCCCTAACCGGGCTTGCAGTAACATAGGCTCAAAATTTGATATTGTCGAGGAGCGGCTGCTGCAGGCTCTTTCGTCGTGGCTGTCCGATTACCGCCTTGAATGGTCTGATAAGCTCCCGGCGGAGGAGCAGGCTCTCATTGACCTCAAGTATAAATCTCTCAAAAAGGCCAATACCGAGCTGGAAACTCTGCGTAAGCAGCTTGACCGTACTCACGATCTGTTAGAGCAGGGCGTTTACGATACCGACACTTTCCTCGCCCGTTCCCGGTCGCTGAATGAAAAAATCGCTGCCGCCGAAGCTGGAATAGAGGCGCTTACTGCCGAAGTGTATGAGGACGAAAAACGTGCTGCCAGCCGTCGGAGTATCGTGCCAAAGGTTGAAAAGCTCCTTGAGGTTTACGCCGAGTTGCCCTCTGCGCAAGCTAAAAATGAAATGCTCAAGGAGGTGCTGGAAAAGGTCGAGTACACAAAGAACGAACGCTCCGGCAGGAGTGGCCCGTTTGATAATTTCGAGCTTATCCTTTTTCCTAAATTGCCGCCTGTGCTGGTGGAATAATAAGAGCCGTCCCTTGTGGGCGGCTCTTTTCAGTGATAACCTTAGAACAATTATTTCTAATGATACGCTTATGATTATTTAGATATAAACATTGCTCACGCCTATCTTTGTGCGATAGCC